GACAGTGGCGGCTGGCGACGACCCCCGGCTGTCAGACAGCCGCACGCCTACAGGCGGCGCTGGTGGCGTGCTTTCAGGCAGCTACCCGAACCCCGGCTTTGCCGTGGACATGGCGACGCAAGCCGAATTGGATGCGGTGAACGCAGCGAAGGTGGACAAGACTGCGCGGGGCGCCGCCAACGGAGTTGCATCGCTGGACGCAGGCGGCAAGGTGCCAGCCAGCGAGCTGCCAGCCATCGCCATCACAGACGTTTTCACAGTGGCATCGCAGGCCGCCATGCTGGCATTGACCGCAGAGCGCGGCGACGTGGCTGTGCGCAGCGACCTGAATAAGTCCTTCGCCCTGGCCGCAGAGCCTGCCTCAACGCTTGCCAACTGGGTCGAACTGCGCACGCCCACCGATGCGGTGCTGTCCGTAGCTGGCAAGACCGGCGCGGTAACCCTGGCCAAGGCTGATGTGGGCTTGTCGAATGTGGACAACACGGCGGATTCCGCAAAGCCCGTCAGCACCGCCCAGGCCGCAGCCATCGCCACGGCCACTGCAATCCACCCCTTCCTGCTGATCGGAGCCTGACATGCCCACCACCCACAAAGTTCTCGGCCAGCAGGCTCCTGCCGCTGCCACCCCCACCACGCTTTACACCGTGCCTGCAGCTACCCAGGCGGTGTGCTCAACCCTGTCCATCTGCAATCGCGACCTGGCGACGGCATACCGTGTGAGCGTGCGGCCCGCTGGCGCTGCGCAGGACGTGAAGCATTACCTCGTCTATGACGCAGTGATTGCGGCGAACGACACCATCCTGCTCACGCTGGGTATCACCCTTGCCGCCACGGATGTGGTGACGGTGTACGCAGGAACGTCTGCGCTTTCGTTCAGCCTGTTCGGCGCGGAGATTTCGTAATGACGGTACGTTCTGCAAAAGCAAGCGGGCTTCCTCCCGCGACTTTGACGCCCATCGGTGATCTGCTTTTCAGCGCATCAGAACCCGGTGCATGGTACGACCCGTCTGACCTTTCCACGCTTTTTCAGGACTCCGCAGGCACTACCCCAGTCACTGCAGTAGAGCAGCCTGTAGGGCGCATCCTTGATAAATCAGGGCGCGGTAATCACGCGACGCAGAGCACGACTACGAAACGGCCTGTGCTGTCGCGGCGAGTAAATTTGCTGACGAAGACGGAGCAGTTTGGGGAGGCGGTGTGGCTTCCCAACAATATCACCCTGACTCTTGGGCAGAGCGGAATTCCAGACATCGCCCCAGTGGCTGTGAGGATCACCCCCACGGCCACCAGCGGAGTCCATGGCTTCGCGGCGTATTTTGTTAGTGGTAGGCATGGCACTACCCATAGTGTCTATGTCAAAGCAGACGGATACAGCAAGGTAGGTTTTAAAGAAAGCAGTACGTCCGGATGGTTTGCTGCTTTCGACTTGAGCACAGCGGCGGTGTTGTCCTCCACGCCCGGATCGCTGCCCACCATCCAAGCGCTCGCGGGAGGATGGTGTCGCATTAGCTTTTCGCCCGTGACCACCTATGCCGGGCAGTCGTTCGATGTTCGAGTGCTTCCGAACAGCTATGTTTCCGGGGATACAAACGCAGCGGGGTTTGCGGGGGATGGCGTGAGCGGGGTGCTGATGTGCGGCCCACAAATGGAAGATGGCCTGACAGCCACCCCCTACCAGTGGGTCAACACCGCCACAGACTACGACGCAGACCCGAGCAAATTCCCTGCTTACCTGCGCTTCGATGGTGTTGATGACGCGCTGCAGACGGGGAATATCGACTTCACCTCGACGGACAAGATGACGGTGTGGGCGGGAGTTACGAAGCTGAGTGATGCGGCGGTGGGGGTGGTTGCGGAACTCGGTAACTCGCTCCCCAACGGGGGGCTGTATCTGTCCGCACCAAACTCCGTCGGGGCGACATTCGGGTTTGCATCTCGTGGCACCGCACCAAGCACAGTAACGCCAGCCGGACACACCGCGCCGAAATCGGTCGTGCTCACAGGCATGGGGGACATATCCGGCGACATCGCATCGCTGCGAGTCAGTGGGGCGGTGACAACCTCCAGCACAGATCAAGGCACCGGCACCTACGGCAATTACCTGCTCTACATCGGTGCACGCGCAGGCACTTCGCTCTACTTCAACGGGCGCTTGTACAGCCTCATCGTGCGCGGAGCACAAACCCCGCTCTCGCAAATCGAAGCCACTGAGCTTTACATCAAGCAGAAGATGAGGATGCCATGAGTTATACACACCGAGTAATCATTGTGCCTGCCGCATTCCAGCAGTTGGCCCAGGGATTGTGCGAGGCCGCAGCAGAGGGTGACGCAGGCAAAGGCATGTTCACCACTGGCTTATCCGCAGACGGCACTGAACCCGCTTCGCACTACATCAGCAGCGGCCCGATTGCCAATGAGTTCTGGGCCCTGCTGCCGCTCACTACCTTCGATGAAGAAGGCCAGCCAACCACTCGCCCCGGCGATGTAGCCACCGTCGAAGCCATCGCAGATCAAGCTGGTATCACGCTGCCCGCAGGGACGATTGCCGCACTGTTCGCCGCGATTGACGTGACAGAGCAAGATCCATTCACGGCCATGGCGCGGCTGGGCCTGCAGATCGTGCAGGTGGCCGAATGATCGTCGCCATCTCTCTCGCCCTCGGGGCCGTTGGTGGCCTCTGCTGGGGCTATCTCATCTGGAGTAATCCATGAACATCACACATACGCACATCTTCATTTTGATCTGCATCCTGCAAGTTCTGGACGTGGTGACAACTCTCTATTGCCTGCGCAAAGGCATCGGCACGGAAGCCAATCCCGTCATGAGGAAGCTCATGGACGCGGTAGGCGTGAAGCCTGCGCTGTGGGGGATGAAAGCACTGGTGATCGGAGTCACTGCTTCGTCCATGACCACTACAGACACGACGAGCCTGTGGGTACTGGCTGCTATTTCTGCTGTGGTTGTGATTAACAACGCGCTGGTGATTGACCGGAGCAGGAATTGACATCACGACGGATTGGCCACAATGACCTGCAATCTTTCTGACCGCGTGGCAGCGGCCATCTTCGATTCTGATCTGATCGCCACCCGGCTACTGCTGGCTTTCGCGGAATTTCTCTGGGCGGCCATGCTGTTCTGGCCTGGGGACACCTTCGGTCGCCAGACGTATGTGCTCATGGCTGAGCTGGCGACAGAGGGGGTGTGGGCGTGCGTCTTTGGTGTCACGTCCTACCTGCAATTCCGTATTGTCCTTGGCAACAGGCAGCACACGCTTTGGGCGCACTACTTCGCGCTGTGGAACTCGCTGCTGTGGGCTGTTGTTGTGGGGTCCATGCTGCTGTCCGTGTACCCACCGCCAGCAGCCATTGCGGGCGAAATCTCCCTCATGGTTGCCGCCGCCTGGGTGTGGGTGCGGCCCATGATCCTGATGCATTACGCGAGGCTCGCTCATGGACACGCACAACAACACTGAGTGGGCCACATGGCCCATGATCGACCGACGCAAGCCCGATGCGGCTCACGAAGAAATGCACGCTACTCTGGAGAAGATCAGCGAGCGCTTGGCAAGGATCGAACGCAGGTGCGACGAGATGGGCACCGCGTTCGTTCGTGACGACCTGGGCGGCCCTGACTTCGCAGGCCACCGTGCCGCGCATCTGGAACAAAAGATCGCCGCAGAGCGCATGGGCGAGCTGAAGCAGTCCGGGGCAAAAAAGATCATCGACATGGTGCTGACATTCCTGTTCGGCGCGCTCACCATGGGGGCTATCTCATGGCTCAAAAACCCCAAGTAGGAAGCACATGGCGCCAGGTTCTGCGCAAGGCGTGGAGTGTGCGCCTGTCTGCGCTGGCCGCGGTTTTTATGGCTGCGGAAATCGCGCTGCCCATGCTCTCCCCCCGTGTACCGCCGTACCTGTTCGTGCTGCTGGCCATGGCTGCGTCCATCGGCTCGATCTGGGCGCGGGTGCTGGTGCAAAAAACCATGCAGGAGGCCGTCGATGGCGACACAAAGTAAGGTTCCGCCACAGCTCAAAGCGGGCATCGCCGCCCTGATGATCGCCATGGGCGGAGGGTACGCGGCCTACACCACGATCGACCGTGACACGACCGCACTGCTGCGCAACCAGTACGTGCAGGCCGTGGCCGCAGACCGTGGAACAAGTGAGGCCGTGAAGGTGGCAATGGTGATGGGCGCCTTCTACGAGAGCAGCTACCGGCACATCGGCACGCCCTACGTTGACAAGCTGGGCAAAGGCCAGCCGCTGACCGTGTGCAACGGAATCACCGGGCAGCAGGTGGTGCCGGGCCGGTACTACACGCCCGCAGACTGCTACCGGCTGGAGCGTGCACGGTACATCGCCGGTGAGCGCTACCTGAAGGCCGCGCTGCCAGCATGGGACTCCTACACGGTATGGGTGCAGGCCACAGCGCTGGACTTCGTGCACAACAAGGGCGCTGCTGCGTTCGACGGCTCCACCATGCGACGCAAGCTGCTTGCCGGGGATGTGACCGGGGCATGCCGCGAAAACACGCGCTGGAACCGCGGCACCGTGAACGGGGTATCGACCGTGCTGCCCGGGCTCAAGGTGCGCGGCGATGCCAACGCGGAAATATGCGAAGGGGGTTTGCAATGAACCCGATTTTTTGGGCCATGTTTTGGTGCTGGTGGGGGTGGTGGGATTGACCCCCTTCGACACATGGCCCACACCAGCAGGCATGTGGTTCTCCGTGACCATCTTGGTGGGCCTACTTTGCAGCTCGCATCGCTGGCGCCGCGCAGCACCCCGCGAGACCGAAACACGCCCCGCTGAACTGGTCTGAGCACCGCTGTCCGAAATTGTGCCGCAGAGGTGAATAACGCGGGGATAACCACAATGCGCAGCATTCAGCAAAGGAATGCGCATGCGCCCCTGTTTCAAATTCACAGCCAAGGCGGGTAAAAAGCCCGCGGTCTTGGCACTTGACGAGGAAATCGGCTTCTGGGGAACCCAGGCCAAAGATTTCCGCGCTCAACTGGACGCCGTGGAAGGCAACGAACTGGTGGTCGAGATCAACTCGCCCGGCGGCGACGTGATGGCCGGCCTTGGCATCTACAACATGCTGCGCAACTGGGCCAAGGACGGCAAGGCCGTCACCACCCGCGTGACCGGCGTGGCTGCGAGCATCGCTTCGATCATCGCCCTCGCCGGTGACAAGCGCGAGATGCCCAAGAACACGTTTGCCATGGTGCACCAAGTGGCGAACGTGATGATCGGCGCGTACACCGCAGACGAATTGCGCGACGCTGCAGCGCTGAACGATAAAATCACCGGTTCCATGCGCAGCATCTACACAAGCCGCATGGGCGTGGACGAGGCCAAGGCCACCGAGATCATGTCGAAAGACACTTGGCTGACTGCAGACGAGTCGCTGGAACTCGGTTTCGCCACCGCTCTGATTGACGACATCCGTGCCACGGCCAGCTTCAGCCTGGCCCGCGCTGAGTTGCCAGACCACGTGGCGAAGGTGTTCAAGGCAGAAGCCGACCCCGAGCAGAAGCCCGAGGGTGACGACGAGCCCCCGGCTGCACCGGATGAGCCTGAAGTCCCGGACACCCCTGTCGCCAAGCAGATCGAAACCATGGCGAACACGGCGGGTCTGCAAGCGCACGCTGCGACGTTCGCGGTGGCCTGCGCTTCGCTGGACGAAGCCAAGACCCGCATCACTGCGGCCAAGGAAATTGTGGCGCTCTGCGCCGTTGCCAAGCGCCCGGACGATGCCGCCACGGCCATCCGCGCCAACCAGTCCGTAGAGGACGTGCGCGCCGCGCTGATCAAGGCAATGGCCGAGGCCGATGAGCACACCAACAACGCGCCCCCGGCGCGTGGGTCCCAAACCGCCGGCCAGTCCGGGGTGTTGTCGGCGAAAGCCGTCTACGAAAAGCGTGCGGCACGCAAGCAAAACTCTCGCAAAGGAAACTGACCATGGCAACCTATCTCATCTCCACGCCGCGCGTCAAGGCGGTAATCATCTCGGAAGCGTCCAACCAGCGCAGCCGTGAAAACATTGTGGTGACCCAATCGGGCACCGCGCTGGCCTCCGGCACTCTGCTGACCCGCTCGGGTGACGCAGGCGCAGGCACTTTTGCCATGAGCGCAGGCGCCACCGGCGACCCCACTGCGGGCGCCATCACTGTCGGCGCTGCGGCCATCCCTGGCGTCTACGTGATCGAATTCACCGCAGCCACCAAGTTCACGGTGGAAGACCCTGAAGGCAAGACCGTCGGTACCGGCACTCTGGGCACGGCCTTCAACAAGGGGGGCATCGGCGTCACGCTGACCGCTGGCACAACCCCCGCAGTGGCAGGCGACACCGCGACCATCACCGTGGCTGCAGGCAACGGTAAGTACATCGCCTACACGGCCAACGGCGCCGCAGGCCCCGCTGACGCAGTGCTCTACAACTGGTTGCCTGCCAAGACCGGCGACTCTGATGCAGTGGCCTTCACCAACGACTGCGAACTGAACCGCTTCGAGCTGACCGGCCTGGACGCCCCCGCAGAAGCGGACCTGCGCAAAAAGGGCATGAAGGTTCGCGGCACGGCTGGTCTGCCCACCGTTTCCACCCCGGCTCTCTGAGCCTTTCATCTCTCGACTCAGGAGCACAAGAAACATGGCAACTCTCGACATTTTCCAGGACGATGCGTTCAGCGTTACGTCTCTGTCCAGCACCATCACGGACATCCCCGACGTGCCCACCAAACTGGGCGACAAGGGCCTGTTCCAAGAGGAAGGTATCTCGACTACTTCGTTTATGATCGAACGCCAAGGGTCGAGCATCAAGCTGCTGCCCACTGCGCCTCGCGGCGGTGTGCGTGAACCTGTGGCCCTCGGCCCTCGCAAGCTGATCCCGCTGCACGCCCTGCATATCCCCGCCTCATGGTCGGTGATGGCGGACGAAGTGCAAGGCATCCGCGCCTATGGCAGCGAGACTGAGGTCGAGCAGGCTTCCACCTTGGTCCAACGCAAGCTGGGCGTAGTGCGTGCCAGCATGGACCTGACCCACGAGAACATGCGCGTCGGCGCACTCAAAGGTCTGGTGACCGACGCTGACGGCTCCACGCTGCTGGACGTGTATGACGCCTTCGGCATGACCCAGCAGACGCAGTTCTGGAACATCGCCGTGGCCGCGAACGGTGACCCCAAGGCTTCGATCATCACCCTCAAGTCGATGATCCGCGCCAAGATGGGCGGCCGCTCGTTTGGCAAAATCCGCGTTATCTGCTCGCTGGGTTTCTTCACCGCCCTGGTGCAGAACACCAAGATGATCAAGGCGTGGGAACTGTGGAACCAAGGTGCCTACCTGCGCACCGACCAGGTGAACGGTGGCGACTTCGAGTTTGCAGGCGTGATCTTCGAGGTCTACGACGGCGGCACCTCGGCCGGCGACTTCATCGCTGACGGCATCGCCTACGCCTACCCCGAAGGTGTCCCCGGCATGTTCCAGTCCAAGTTCGCACCTGCGGACTACATGGAGACCGTGAACACGCAGGGCCTGCCGTTCTACGCCAAGCAAGAACCGATGCCATTCAACAAGGGCATCATCGGCGAGGCGCAGTCCAACCCGATCCACTTCAACTCGTTGCCCGAGGCAGTCATCAAGCTGTCTACGGCCGCAAGCTGATGTCGAGCGTCTTCGGACGCATGACCGAGAGCGTCCTTTCCCTGCTGGGCGAGGACGCTCTTTTGCGTGGTGCGGTCGCCTGCAAGGCAAACATCGAGCACGACGTGCAGCTCGTCGGCATGGACGCCGAGCGTGCACAGAGCCGGGGCGACTTGGTGACCAACAGCGACGTGATCACCCTCGCCAAGCAGCACAACCCAAAGGGCGGCGACACGCTGAAATTCACGGGCACGGGACCCCACGCCGGACGCTCGTTCCGGTTGGAGACCATGATCGAAGACAACGGCTACTCCCGCCGCTACATCGTCATTGAGACGACGGTACCCTGACCATGGCACGCGACTACGCCCTCAAGATCGACGCCGCCCAGGTAGTGAAGCTGGGGGAACGACTCGCGCAGGTCAGCGGCGAAGAGATCGGCCGCGCGTCCGTCACCGCTTTGAACGAGGTGGTGGATCGCACCTACGAGTTGGCGCGCGACAAGATGATCGCCGGTATCAACCTGACCGACGACTACCTGCGGCGTCGAATGACGCTACAGCACGCCACACCCGGCAAGCCGGTGGCGTCGATCACAGCCAGTGGGGCGCGCAACGCCACCACGGTGCTCGGGCGCTACGACGCCAAGCCAGTGATCGTGGCGAACAACAAGGGGCGGCCAGGCAAGGGCAACAAGGCTCTCGGCATCCCATCCGGGCAGAAGCAGGCAGGTGTCACCGTTGAGGTCACCCGTGGGAACGTCAGCGACGGCTTTGTGCCGCGTGGTTTTCTGCTCCCGCTGAACCGTGGCACCGAAGCAGGTGGTAACGGCATGGGCGTATTCGCGCGCACGAAAGACGGCAAGTTGCGCCACCGCTACGGCCCGTCTGTGTACCAACTCTTCGCCTACCAGGTCGAACGCATTGTGAACGATGTGACCGACGACTTGGAAGATACCCTCGCCGAGCAGGTTGACCTGGCTCTGCAGAAAGCCATCGAACCATGACCGCCACCCCCGCCATCTTCAAGAAGTCATCCGACATCGCCGAGTACCTGACCGCGGTGTTGCAGGACATCCGTGTCGCCAACGGCTACAAGACCGACCTCGGCACCACGGTGTACCGGGGTCGCCTGAAGCACGACGAGGACCGCGTACCCTACGCCGTGCTCATCGAGGGTGAGGACCGCCCGCAGGAGAACGACGGCGGCAGACTGGACATCACGCTGGAGCAGGACTTCGTGCTCGGTGCCTACGTGCACTGCAACGCGGACAACCCGAACGACGCCGCGCACGACGCGATCAAGGACATCAAGAAGGCGGTGTTCTCCAGCGACCTGGCTCGACGCCCGATTGCTGGTGCGCGAGGGGCCAACGGTCGCGTGGCGAAGTTGAGCTACCGGGGGAAGGACATCGGCCCCCGCGCAGACGGCAAGAACATCGTGTTCGCCGTGGTGCACATCACGGTGACGTTCGCCGAGAACCTGCTGGACGCCTGAGTCCGAAATTGTGCCGCAGAGGTCGGATCGCATTGAGCGACGACACTGCGAGCGTTCTGTTTTTATAGCCTGAAATTGCCGTCGTTGCGGCATGGCATTTATTCAAGGAGTATTCCATGGCAGCACGTAGCTTTTTGGGCGCCGGCGACATCTACATCAACCGCATGGTTGACGGTGTGAAGCAGGGCGTGGTCGGCCCCATCTACGCCGACAGCCTCTCGATCACCCCCAGCGTGGAGACAGTGCAATCGACCAGCAAGGGGCGTTACGACTACGGTCAAGTGCTGGAGTCGGTGAATATCGCCCAGCCCTCCGAGTTCTCGATGGCGCTGAAGGAAGTCACTGGCGACATCCTGACCATGGCCTTCCTGGGCACCTCGTCCACCTTCACCGAAGCCTCGGGCACGTTGACCGACTACGACTTGACCGTCACCAAGATCGGCACATGGCTCCCGCTGGGCAAGAAGAATCTGGCCGCTTTGGCTACCGTAGAAACGCTCGCCACGGGCGGCACCACCTTGGTGGAAGGCACCGACTATAAGCTGAACCGCCCCATGGGTTGGTTCATGGCTTTGCCTGGAGGCGCCATCGACGCGAACGATCACGTGTTCGTCACTGCCGCCTACTCTGGCGCCACTGGCAATCTGGTGAAAGGTTCTACCCGCACTGAAGTGCGTGTCGAGATCACCTTCGACGGCATCAACCAAGCTGACGGAACCCAGTGCACAGCTACGATCTGGGAAGCTGTGCTGGCACCTGACAGCGAATTTGACTTTTTAGCAGATGACTTCGGCCTGGTGAACCTGACCGGCACGCTGAAGACCCCGACCGGCAAGGATGCCCCTTACGAGGTGCTGATCCAGAACCCCGTGGTCTGATCCACAAAGGCGTGGCGGGGACCACACCCGCGCCCCGAACCCGCCACGCTGAACAGGCTTGGCGGGTTTTGTTTTTCTAGGACCACGTATGGCAACCAGTAGCTCGCGCGATGTCAAGTTGACCCTCCAGGTTGACACCCTCGGTGAAGACGGCATCAAGGAACTGCAGAAGGCGGTCGAAGCCCTCGGGCGCGACGGCGGGGCAGCGGCACCTGAGTTCCAGAAGCTCGCCGACGAGATCGGCCGCCTGGGCGAGCAGAGTCAAGCGCTGACCACGTTCCGGGAACTGAGCGAGGAAACCGACAAACTGGCTGTGCGCCAAGTCGAAGCCGCCACCAGCGCCGCGCAGATGGCCGAGCGGCTGGAGGTGTTGCGTGCAGCGACTGCGGCGGCCACCCAGCGGCAGAGCGAGGCCAACGCCGAGTTGTTGAAGGGGCAGCGCACCCAAGCCGAAGCCACGGCCGCCCTGCGGCTCCTGAAGGCCGAGTACGACGCAGCCGGGAAGAATACCGCCGAGTACCGTGCTCGCCTGCAAGAGTTGGTAGATCGACAGAACGCCGCGAACGTAGCGCTGGTGGACCTGCGTGCCAATCAGAAGACCGCCAACGCCGAGGCCAGCAAGGCTGTGGCCGAACAGAGCAAACTGGAGACCCAGTACAAGAAGAGCGCGGCGCAAGTCGAGCGCCTGGACACCGCCCTGAGCAAGCAGAACGACGCGCTGCGTGAGGCCGCTACCGCAGCCGAGACACTGGGTGTGTCCACCGCCGACGTGGCTGCTGCCGAGGGCAAGCTGTTGGCAGTATTCAACGCAGGTGTGGCGACGGTCAATGCGCGCACGCAGGCCGTCCGGGAGACCGCAGAGGCCGACCGCCTGCTCGCCATCGAAGAGAAGGGGATGGCCGACCTGCTGGCACGTGGGCAAGCAGCGCTGCAGGCCGAGATACTGGCCCAGCGTGATGCGGCGCGGGCCACGGAGCAGTACGCGGCCACCAAGCGCGAAGCGGCAGCAGCCAACGACGCCTGGCAGAAAGAGGCCGAAGCGCTGGTAAACGCCGCGCACGCCGCGCAGCAACTGGCCCGCGAGACTGAGATTCTGGCGGCAGCCCAGCGCGAACTCGCCAACCAGAACGCATTCGAGAAACAGGCCGCTGAAGCGCAGAAGCTGCTGCAGGCCGCCCAGTACGTGAAGTTCTGGGAGAACGCGCTGGAACAGGCGGAGACGCAGGCCAAGCAGACCGCGGAGGAAGCACAGAAGGCCGCCCAGCGCATCGACAACGCCTTCGGCACACTCGGTGTGCGCTCGGTGCAGGCCGTCCAGCAGGAGATCGCCGAGACGCGAGCAGCGATGGCGACACTGGCCGCTACAGCAGGGCAGACCGGCGCGCAACTCTCCGGCGCCTTTGCAGCCGGTGAGAACAAGATCAAAGTGCTGGAGCGGGAAATCCGCGAACTCACCGGCACACTGACCACCGCCGACAAGGCGGCCAGCCTGTTCAAGAACTCGATGGGTCAGATCGCGGCAGGAAACCTGATCGCCGACGCCATCGGGGCCATCGTGGAGAAGGTCAAAGACATGGGGCGACAGTTCATCGCCTCCATCGTCCAGCTCGACACGTTCCGCCGTGCGTTGAACGCCGTCTATAAAGACACGACGACCACGGCCAACCAATTGGAATTCCTGCGCAAAGCCGCCCTAGACGGCGGGGTGAGCGTGGGCGGCTTGAGCGACTCGTTCGTCAAGTTCTCGGCGTCGATGAAGTCGGCCAACGTGCCTGTGCAGCAGAGCAACGAGTTGTTCGCCGCGCTGACTCGCGCCACCGGTTCGCTCGGCCTCGGCGCGGAGCGCACATCGCTGGCCTTGGACGCACTCTCCCAGATAGCCTCCAAAGGCGTCGTTAGCATGGAAGAGCTGCGCCAGCAACTCGGCGACTCACTTCCTGGCGCGCTGAGTCTTACTGCCAAGGGCCTCGGGATCACCGACGCCGAGCTGGTCAAGCTGGTTGAGTCAGGAAACCTGGCGGCACGCGACTTCTTCCCGGCGTTCACCAAGGGTCTCAAGGAGCTACACGGCGAAACCGAAGGTTTGGTGCCGACATGGGAGCGCTTGAAGAACGCTTTCACACTGACTGCACAAAACGCGGGAGACGCCGGATGGGCGGTGCTGCTCACAGGAGCGCTCAAGGCTTTGGGTGCGGCGGCAGGCGCGCTCTTGCTGACTTTGAGCGCACTCAGCGAGGGCTTGTTCACCGCCGGTCGCGCAGCGATTTTGCTATTTGAAACGCTCCGAGGAAACGGCTCTGAGGCGCTGAAGTGGTTTCAAGAGGAAACCCAGAAGACAACCGAACGCCTCAACGCGCAGGGGCAGGCGTTCTATGCAGCAGTCAACGGGGTGAAACAGCAAACTTCGGCAATAGCGGAGTTGACCCCGAAAGTTCAGGAAGTAATCGCATCGACCGACGGCTTGACCAATAGTCAGAAGCTCGCCGCCGTGGCTGCGAAGTTGAACAGCGATGCCACGCTCGACGCGGCTGCAAAGTACGTGCAGCTCTCTATCGCCTCGGCTACGCTGATCAAGCAGCAGGAAAACGAGACAGTCAACCTGGAGAAGATTGCCAAGGCCCGCAAGGAAGAAGGCGACACACTGATCCAGTTGGCGAAGCTGCGCGGGGACGAGCAGGGCATTCTGATCGCCAGCAAGGTGGCGGCTGAACAATACGCTGCCGCCAGTGCGGCAGTCGCCACGTCCAAGCGGGAAGAACTCGCCATTCTTGAGCGGCAGTTGGCCGCCCAACAAGCCAAGCTGGTGGCCGACAAGGCGACTGCTGAACAGCAGGAAAAAGAAACCGAGAAACTGCGCGAACTGATCAAGACCAAGACTGCCGAGGTCGAGCAGACGCGCGCCGCAGCAGCCGCAGCAGAGCAGGAGATCGCAGCTCGGAAGTTGGCGATCCAGACATACGCTGACAACTCCGCCAAGGTCGAGGAATACACCAAGCGTGTGGCAGAACTTGTTGCTCAAGAGAAGGAACTGCTCGCGCAGCAAAAAGCCGGTCAAGACGTGTCGGTGCAACTCCAATATGTCCGCAGCGAACTGGCTAAGGCCACCGTGTTGCAACGCGACGCTGTGAACGACCTGATCGCGGCCAACAAACTGGAATACCAGGCAAAAATCCAGAACGTCGAAGCCGCACGCTCGGCACTGGACAGCGAGTCGAAGTTGTACGCACAGTTGGCAGCCAACGCGAAGGCGCGCGGCGACCTGCAGATGGCGACCCACTACGAGACAGAGGCCAAGAAAAAGAGCATCGAGGCCGCCAAGCTCGCCATCGAGATCAAGCGCATCGAGTTGGAGCTGGAAAAGGCCGAGCTGCAGATCAAGATTCAGAACCTGGACAAGAACGACGCGCTGTACGCCACGCGGTTGAAGGAACTGCAACTGCGCCAGCAGATGAACAACATCCGCATGGGCGCGCTGGGTGCGGAAAAAGAGCTGCTGCGGCTAAAGGGCGACGAGCTTTCCGTCACCAATTCGCTGTCTGGTGCATTGGGCAAAGAGGCGAGTGTCCGGGGCAACAACACGCAGGCCATCAGCGCAGAGTCTGCTGCTCGTGAACGACTGTTGAGCATCAAGGAGCGGGAAATATCGCTGACAGAGCGTGAATTGAATGTCAAGCAGAAGGAGCGCGAGTTAGAGACACGTAGGCGGATGGATAACGTGATGGAGCCCATTGACAACGTGCCTACGTTTTCGTCCATGGACGAGGCCGAAGTGTGGTTGGAGGACTTCAAGAAAGCATACCGGGAGAACAACACAGTCAACACGACTAGTGGGACTTGGGGCTCGTACTTGTACGAACTTGCAATGGCAGAGTACGAGGCCGAGATGAAGAACCTGAAGCAAAAAGCGGAGGTCGAACGGCGCAAGAACGCCAACGCGAACAACAACCCTGTTCCTCCGGGTACCAATACTGGTGGACAACCTACACCCACCACAACTGGTGGGGCAACAGCGGCCGGGGGAACCACAGGTGGCAAGACACCCTCCGTCGGCACCAGCGGTGTCCGAAACATGACGGTGAATATCAGTGGGCGACAGGTGGGCACCATCTCCGGCCTGAACGAGCAGCAGTCCCGCGAAACACTCGCGGTGCTGCGCGGACTTGAAAACGCACAAGGAACAGCAGCATGAGCCTCACACTGGCAGACGACACGACCACCCTCACACTCAACCCTGATCTCTACTGGTCGGACGAGAACTCGTGGTACCCGGTCCAGCAGACCGTTGAGCGCACGATCACCGGCACGCAGGTCATCCAGGTTGCGGGGATGACCAAGGGGCGTTCGATCACGCTGGAGCCCATCGACGACGAGGCGGCGTGGATGACCCTCGCCGTTGTCACAACCTTGCGAAATTGGGCCGCAGTACCAGGCAAAACGATGACTCTTACACTTCGCGGCGTAGCTCGGACGGTCATATTCCGCCACCAGGACGGAGGTTTTGAGGCCCGTCCGGTCCTTCAGTATCGAGATGGGCACGAACTGTCCGCCGACTTCTACCTCTGCACTATCCGCCTCATGGAGATTTAAGACGTGGCTATCCTTGTGGGCGACATCAAAATCCTCGCGTCCAAAGTCATGGACGACGTACCCGAGGGCGGCGGCGGGCCATCTGGCACCGTCATCCCTGATAACAACAGCAACGCCGTTTTCACCGACGTGAGCGAAGTTGACCGCGCGGGCGGCGCTGTGCACATCCGGCAGTTGCACACCCATGTGCAGACGGCGGACGTTGACCGCTTCCTGGGAGCGCACATCATCGTCAGCCGCATCCCCAACGACGACAACGTGGCCGTCACTCTGGCAGGGTGCAACCCCTTCGACCGGCGCACCGACATTGCCACCGCCATTGAAAACTACCTGATCCAGGGGCCTGAGTGGAATGGCTATCTGTTTGAAAACCACGTCCAGGGCCAGCGCAGCATCCAGTTGTTCCAGCGCCCCGGCACACCCACGCCGCCCATCGGGCGCACGCTGGTGCTCATCAAAAACGAGGGGCTGGGCACCGAATACAAGCAGTACGTGCGCGTCACGGCAGTGGAGACCGAAGACCGCACCTTCACTTACAGCACTGGCGGCGGGTATGTGGACTACACCGGCACCGTGGTCACCTGTGACATTTCCGACGCCTTGCGCGAGGCATTCCCCGGATCGCCCGCAGACCGTGGCTTTGCCCGCGACCCCAGCAAAACCATTGTGCGCGACACCACCGTGGCCGATGCCGCCACCTACTACGGCGCCGTGCCCCTGAGCGCTGCTGCTGACCTGGGCGACATTTCGGCCAAGGTCGTGGGCATCTACAGCCAGCTCGTGCCAAGCGCCCGCACCGAGACCACGGCCATTGATCAAAAGCCCGCCGCGCAGCGCCTGCTCACGCTGGCCAGCACGCCGCGCTTGATCGAGGTGCCCATCGTCCCCCACAGCCTGCGCATCCGCGTGGGGCAAGAGAACCGGGGCTTCTCGTGGGTGCAAATGCTCAAGCCCCTGCCCGCGCCGGGCACGGTGGTCATCAGCTTCATGGCCCTGGGCAACTGGTACACCGTGCAGGACGACGGTGCAGGCGGATTCACCGGCAGCGGCACGGGCACCATCAACTACGCCACGGGCAGCATCGCCGTCACCTTCCCCTCCATGCCCGATGCAGGCAGCAGTGTGCTGTTCCAGTGGGGTGAGAACACGGCGTTCACCAACCGCAGCGGGGTGGCAGGCTATCGTATGCCGGAGTTTTCCTGGGAAGTCGCCCAGGCGCCCATCAAGCCAGGGGCGGTCACCGTCACCTGGCAGTCGGGCGGCGCCACGCGCACCGTGACGGACAACGGCACCGGCGACCTGACCGGCGACGGCACTGGCAGTGTGAACTACGCCACCAGGCAGATCAGCCTGACGCCGAGCTACATGATCGACGCCGGGGGCGAATTCAACACGCAGTACACCTACACCCCCCAGGTGACCGAACGCTTTGCCAGCGTGGCGCCCGACGCCGGGGGCTTTGCCACCCTCACCCTGGGCGATGTGCCCGCGCCGCGCAGCATCAGCGTGCAGTGGACGACTGTGCGAAACTGCACCACCAGCGCAGGCAGCACCGAGGCGGTGACGCAAAGTACCACCACCTCGGGCGTGGGGCCGGACGGCAAGGTGATCTACTCAGGGGGCAGTGGGCGCAACGTCATCACGCTCTACAGCCCGACCAGCGCCAGCACATCGGGCTTCCCGCCGGGTGCTGTGGTGGAAGCCCGCTGCAAAACCGACCTCGTTGCTGCTGGCCCCAGCTACACGTTTGACTGGCTGATCCAGGACGTGCGCAATGCGGCAGGTGCCGCGCTGCCTGCCGCGCTGGTCAGCGGTGCAGCGTCCGGTACGGTAGATGGGGCGCTGGTGAATGGTTGGTACAGGGTTGGCACCATCCACCTCACCCTGGCTGCCGCCACCGAAATGCACTACGGCACACTTGTGCTCAAGGATCAGGCAGGGAATGTTATCGCTTTGACCGAGTTGCGCGTAGAGCCCAGCGAGCCTATCCGCTCCACGGTCATGCCGCCGCCTCCTGCAGACGTTGTGCGCCTGCCGGACGGTGTGGGCGCAGGCCCCAAGAGCTTTTTCGGTGGGCTCTACAACTCCGACGACGGCACGGTCACGGGCCGCAGGGTCGATGTGGCCGTGCAGCCCCTGTACGACGCCACCTACGGCTACAGCTACGACCCACCAACAGGCGCAGATGTCTGGAACGACGCCGAGATGGTCGCCGGGCAAAAGGCCATGCTCAGTCAGCGTGGTGTGACGACAACTTACAAACGCTGGGGAGTGTAAAAATGGCAGCAGGTGAATCTGGAGTTTGGATCGGGTTTCCTCGAAATCCCGTGACAAACTGGCCCCCTCTACCCGCGCAGCCCCCTGCTGTGACAATGCCACCCAAGCCCACTGCGCCAGCAGCGCCCCCAAGTACGCCAACGGCCAGCACCGTTACCGGCGCCGTGCCGGTGCAGTCCAAGCGTGTGAGCGGTGCCACAAAAACCGAGACCCGCTACCGCACCACAAAAACCCAGGAGACCGTGGTGCACACCCTGTCCGACAACGGCAGCGGTGGCCTCGGCGCCTGGGGCACGGTCAACTACGCGGGCAAGTCCCTCAACGTCAAGTTCGTGAGCCTGGACAGCACCACCGACGGCTACAAGTCCGACCACGAAGACAGCACCACCTTCGACGGCGGCGAGGTCATCACCGGCGGAACCACGGCCAGCAACAACAGCCTCAAGGGCGGCGAGTATCTTGACAACACCATGAGCGAGCAGCTCCTGGCAGCCAGCACCGTGATGGTGACCTACGCCACAGGCACTGGCGCCGAGGTGGTCAACACCCACAGCTTTGCCCCGCCGGATGTGCAGATCGACCTGTGCCCCTACACCAGCGACTATGTTGTTCCTGGCAGCGTGCGCTTTACTTGGATGGGGCAGGTGTTCGAGGACTACGACGGCCTGCTCGTGCGGGGCCGCACGCCCACAGAGCCTGGCTGGGTGGCGGGGCAGATGAACTACAGTACGGGCATTGCCACTGTCACCGACTACATCGTCAGCGGCTCGCCCACAGCATTCAGCCTCGACTCGCTGTGGACTGTGCGCCAGAACTGGAACACCGCAAGCGTGTTCCTGCGCACCCAGGCCGCGCCGCTCAAGCCCAGCGGGTTTGTGATGAACTTGAGCGACGCCCAGGGCAACAGCATCACGGCCATGGCCGGTATTGACGGCAACATCACCGGCACGCACCTGCGCGGGCGCATCAAGTACCTGACGGGAGAGGTGGAGTTGCAGTTTGGAGACTACGTGCTCGACAGCAGTCTCACCGCAGAGCAAAAAGCAGAGTGGTGGTACGACGTGGCCGACGTGGGCGCGGTGGAGGCCGACAAAATCTGGCGCCCCTGGCCCGTTGACCCCACCACGCTGCGCTACAACAGCGTCAGCTACTTCTACCTGCCAATCGACGCCGACCTGCTGGGCCTAGACCCCGTGCGCCTGCCGCAGGATGGCCGCGTGCCCATCTTCCGTGCAGGCAGCTACGCCGTGGTAGGCCACACTGCTGAAACGCCCGAGGCCACCGTCAGCAACGGGCAAACCATCAATTGCAGCCGCACCCGCCTGTCTCGCGCCCGCGTGCTGGGCAGCAACGGCGCGGTGATCCACACAGGCTACACGGCAGACCTGGACGCAGGCACCGTCACCTTCACGGACGTGACCGGCTACAGCCAGCCCGTGCGCGTGGAGCACCGCATTGAAGACCTGGTGCGCGTGTCCGATGTGCAAATCGACGGCACGCTCACCTTCACGCGCCAACTCAGTCACGACTTCCCACTGGGCAGCACCGTGAGCAGTGCGCTCATGGCGGGCAACCTCAAGGCCCGGGTGAGCCACCTTTTTGACCAATACACCTGGGACAACGTTTGGTCCGACACCGCGGTGGGCGACGTGGCCCTTGGCACGTACAACGACACCGTGGCCCCGGTGGAGGTCACCAACGCAGGCGCACTCACAGAGCGCTGGGCGCTGATCTTCACCAGCAGCACGCAGTTTCGCATCGTAGGCGAGAAGGTGGGGCAGATCGGTACTGGAGACATCAACACCAATACCGCCCCCATCAACCCCATCACGGGTGTGCCGTACTTCGTGCTGCCCGCCCTGGGCTGGGGTGCTGGCTGGGTGGTGGGCAACGTGTTGCGGCTAAACACCGTGGGGGCCATGTTCCCAATGGCCGTCATCCGCACCGTGCAGGCCGGGCCTGCTGCGGGCATTGACTACAACTTTGAACTGCTGGTGCGCGGCGACGTGGATCGCCCGGCGCCCTGACCATACACCGCAAGGAGAAATAGATGGCATCCCCTGTTGATACCACAGTCAAGTGGGCACGCAGCGACATGCCCGGCGCCCCCTTGCTCACCAGGGCCGCAGGCAGCATGACCGCGTTGCTGGACGCCCTGCTTGTAGACGGCTGGGGCACGCAGGCGACCACTTCAGTCGTGGTCGCATCGGGCGTGGCAACGGCCACTTTCGCAACCGACCACGCCGCAGCGCTGCACAGCGTGGTGGAGGTGGCTGGCGCCACAGGCGCCTGGGCAGACCTCAACGGCGAGCAAAAAATCACCAGCGCCACCAGCAACACCTTGCAGTGGGCCACGGCGCTGCCGGATGGTACGGCCACAGGCAGTATTACCGTCAAGATGGCGGGTGGTGGGTGGACTCGCCCATTTACCGGCACCAACTTGCGCGCGTACAAGTCCGCGAGCCCGCAGGGGCACGGGCAATACCTGCGCGTGAATGATGCGGGCGCCGACAACACCCGCGTCATCGGCTACGAGACCATGACCGCCATCAGCACCGGCACGGGGCTATTCCCCACCTCTGCGCAGGTCAACGGCGGCTACTATTGGTGGAAGTCCAGCTACGGAGACAACACCCCGGTCAACTGGGTGTTTGCCACAGATGGGCGCATGTTTTGGCTTGCTGTCGAGGCTGAGGGCGCAGGCTACCCTGGCGCAAAAATCTATGGCTTCGGAGACCTGATCCCAGAGGCTCCAGCGGGCGATCCCTACGCCACTTTGTTGGTCGGCGATCAATATGCCTCTAATAATTCTTCGGCGTTCTACTACATGGGGCGACAGGTTCCGGTAGACGATCAATGTGCCACCCCCCGTAGGTACGGTGGCGCAGGTACATGCGTGCGTGGGTGCCTCGCAACGCGGGCGGCCTATTACTCGTGGCCCGCCTGGCCCAACCCAATTACAGGTGGCCTGAGCTTTGCGCAAATCGACTACCGCGACACCAGCGGGGATGCGTTTACCCGTGCTGTTGCCCCTGGCGTGCGGATGGGCCTTGCCACTGGTGTGGAGTCATTTCTTCCGCCGCGCTCGATTTTGTCCGCCGGGGCGCGGGACTACGCAGTTGTTCTCTCTGGGTCCTCCAACATTCTCGAGACCACGGATCTCGTGCCACAGGTGTTCGACATTCTGGGGCCGTGGAGGTGAGCATGGCCGCGCACAAATACTGGCAGATGCTCGCCTTCACCACGCCCACGCCTGACACTCTGGAGTTGAGCGCAGCGCACCTTTACCTGGGCGGTGCCAGGGTGGACGCGGGGGCTACGCTCACCGCAAGCGCGGCTCCCAGCGGGGCGCTCACAAACTTGTCGGACAGCAGCACGGCCACGGGCTGCTACTGGTCTACCGGCGGCGCCGCCGTTGTGCTGAACTGGCAATTCCCCGCGAAGCAAGCAGTGGACGGCGCGATGCTGGGCGCTCGCACCACATCCAGCCGCTTCCCGATGGCGTTCATGCTGCGCGGTGGCGACGTGACAACGGGCGCAGGCCCCAGCCCGGAGTACACCGACTACCTGTTTTTCGGCGGGCTGCGCTTCGTGTCTGCGGCCATGACCGCGCTGCTGGTGCCAAAGGCATCAGGTATTGAGTTACCCGAGCTCCACAAAACTGGCGACTACCACATCTGCGGCGGCAACGGCACGATCTCTGCCACTGTCAAAAAAGACGCAGACCCTACCGACTTGCCTCTGCGCCGCCGCGTGCGACTGATGCGCGAGGTGGACGGCAGAGTTGTGCGCGAGACCTGGAGCGATGCAGCCACAGGGGCCTACACGTTCACGGGCATTGATCCGGCGCAAACGTACACCGCGTTGGCCTACGACCACGAGCACGATTACCGTGCCGTGGTGGCCGACAACCTTGTGCCCGAGGTGCCCGCATGACATGGCAGATCGGCTCCGACCACGTCCTTGCGCAGCTCGCCGCCACACTGGCCTTTGCCGACGCGGGGGGCGGCCCCAGCGTCATCTGCCTGTACACCACGGTGCAGCCCGCAGCGGGCGCCGCGCCGGGCGGTGACGCCCAGGCCGAAATCACCCTGGCCCAGCCCTGCGGCACCATTGCGGGCAGTGTGCTCACCTTGCACGCCGCAGACCCTGCGGGGGCGTTGGTAACCGCCACGGGCCTGCCACGCTGGGCGCGCTGGAAGCGTGCGGACGGCGTGCTGGTGGGTGACGGCACCGTGACCGACGCGGCCAACGGCGGCGACCTGACCGTGACCGGCGCCGCCACGCCACCCGGAGAAACCAGCCCCATGCTGCTCGCGGGCGGCAGGGCGCTGCTGGGGGCCGTCAACCTGACGTGACGCCATGGCCAGTGCAGACCTGCTTTTTTCCCGCCCACCCGCGACCAGCGCAAACCTGGTGTTCGGGGAGACAGGCGCCGGGCCGTCTGTGCCGGACGTTACCCTTGCTGGGGCTGGCCGCATTACCGGCATGCGCTGCCGGTTGATGGTGCCCTACGATGTCAACGTCAGCCGCCCCACCGTAGGCCAAACCACCCACCACTACCAGCAGGCCACCCCCGCCCGCACCGGCCTGCAAGATGCCTACCAGCAGGCCCAGGCCCTGCCCACCGGCCTGCAAAGCCGCTACCAGCAAGCCCAGCCCTTGCAGGCGCCCACCAGCGCCGCGTGGAACGATGCTGCTCACCTCCACACCACCACTGGCCTGCGCTACCAGCAGGCCCAGCCCGCCCACCATCTGGGCCTGCGCAGCGCATGGCAAACTGCCCAGGGCCACCGCGTGGGCAGCGCCCTGCGCTACCAAGAGGCATGGCCGTTGCAGGTGTTGGGTTCGTTGCGCTTTCAGCGGGCGTTTAGCCTGCGGCATGATGGGCTGCACCGCTACCAAGAGGCGTTGCGCGCTGGGCGCATCGCCAGTGCAAGGTTCCAGCGTGCGCTGCCGATCCAAACGCAGCACCGCGTGCGCTACCAAGAAGCGTGGCCCCCGCGCCCCGGACAGGCGGTTGCGCCACCCATCGAACCCCCAGAGCCTCCGTGCTACACGCCCAACGGCCACCTCGTATTTGTCGCTGCCCATGACGGCACCGGCCACCTTGTTTTTGTGTGCGAGCGCACCACCCCGCCCGAGCCCGGCAGCACGGTAGTTGTCCCGATCAAAGAGGTCTATCTTGTGATAAACAGCGCAATTCTGATTCGAGTCAATGGCGAGGTGGTGATACCCACCACCAGCATGTCTATGTCGCTCGACGTGGACTCGTGGACGTGGAGCTTCAGCGCCTCGGTGCCCGGCTACGCGCTGCCCGACATCGAGCCGGTCTCCGGCGTACCTGTGGCTGTGCAGGCGACGATCAACGGCGTTCCCTACCGCTTCGTCGTGGAGTCCATCGCCCGCGAGCGCACGTTCGGCCGCAACGATCTGCGCATCGGCGGCCGTGGTCGTGCGGCGGTGCTGGACGCCCCATACGCGCCGGTCATGGCGTTCCGCAACGAGTTTGCGCGGACCGCCGAGCAGATAATGAACGACATCCTGACCGACAACGGCGTGCCGCTGGGCTGGACTGTCGATTGGAACCCGGACGATTGGCTCGTGCCTGCTGGCGTGTTCAATCACCAGGGCAGCTACATCTCGGCCATGAACCAGGTGGCGGGCTCTATCGCCGCGTACCTGCAGCCGCACAACACCGACGAGACCTTGCGCGTGCTGTCGCGCTACCCCGTGGCACCATGGGATTGGGGTGACGTGACACCGGACTACGAGCTGCCATCGGCGGTCGTAACACGGGAGAGCATCGAGTGGCGAGACAAGGCCCGCTACAACCGGGTGTACGTCATGGGCCAGCAGGTGGGTGTCAACGGTCGCGTGACGCGCACCGGAACCGCCGGGGACTACCTCGCGCCCACCATCGTGGACCCGCTGATCACACAGGCCGTGGCAGCACGCCAGCGGGGCTTGGCCGTGCTGTCCGATACCGGCCGCATTGCCACGGTGGGTCTGCGCCTGCCGGTGCTCGCTGAGACAGGGGTCATCGCCCCGGGCAGTTTCATCAAGTATGTGGATGGCGGTATCGAGCGCATCGGTCTAACGCGCAGTGTGCAGGTCGAGGTTGGCCTGCCGTCCATCTGGCAAACCTTGGGGGTGGAAACACATGTCGAACCTGTTTAAGCGCTTCCAGGCGCTGATTCCAACCTACCCGTTGCGCGTCGGCGATGTGATCGCCTACGACGACGGCGTTGCCACCATCCAAGAGCAGGGCGGGGTGGCGACTGCACGTGGCGAGGCCACCGTGGGTGACCGCGTGTTCTTTCGCAACGGCGTAATCGAGAATCCCGCGCCGCACCTGACCATCGAGATTATTGAGGTATGACCATGACCTTCACGATTGAACAGCTCGCCGCAGCCACCAGCTCACCCTACGGAAACGCAAAGACATACCACCAGCCGCTGCTGGACGGGATGACCCGCTTCAACATCGACAGCCTGCAGCGACAGGCGGCTTTCCTCGCCACGGTGTCGGTTGAATCGGCCCGGTTGTCGTCGCCGGAAGAAAGCCTCTACTACAAAGACCCGGAGCGACTGGCGCGCATCTACCCTCGGGCGTTCAAGAATGCGGCTGCTGCCGTACCCTACGCGCGCAATCCGCAGGGCCTGAGCGAACTGCTCTACAAGAACTACCACGGACGGGGGCTTTTGGGCCTGACTTGGCGCCGCAACTACGAGCGCGCGAGCGAGGCGCTGGGCTTCGACTACGTGGGCAACCCATCCTTGGTGGCGGAACCCAAGCACGCCGCGCTGACGGCAGCCTGGTACTGGCACGATGCCAAGTGCAACGACCCGGCCGACAAGGGCGACATGACCGAGGTGACGCGGCGCGTCAACGGGCCGGCGCTCATGCACCTGGCCGAACGCAAGGTGCAGTACGAGATTGCGTTGAAGGCGCTGTCGTGATCGGCGCGTTGGCAACCTATTGGCGCGAGGCGGTCATCGTCGGTCTGGTGCTGGCGCTGGCCGGGCAGCAGGTGCGCGTCTCCAATGAGAAGGCAGACCACCAGCGGACCAAGACCCAGCACACCGAGGTGATGCGCGACCTTGCCGACAAGACGCTGAAGGCGTACCAGGCAGCGGTCGCCGACGACGAGGCCCGCAAGAAAGTCCTAGCCGCGCTCGATGCGAAACACACGAAGGAACTTAGCGATGAAAAAGCCAAGCTGGAGAAGTTGCGTGCTGATGTTGCCGCTGGTCGTGTCGGCCTGCGGGTCAATGCAGTCTGCACCCCCGCAGCCGGAACTGACGTGCCCCCGGCCACCGGCGCCACCAGCGTGGCTGATGCAGCCGGCCCCCGACTTGATGACGCCGCTGAACGGGATTATTTCCGTCTCCGGGACGGCATCGCCACAGCCCAGCGGCAAATAACTGGGCTGCAGGACTACATCAGGGACGTGTGCTTGAAGTGATCAGGCGCCAACAAAGCCGAGGTGTTGAACGAGTCGATCCTTCGCCAGAGGATCGGCAAGATTGAACACTGGAATGCCGTTGCGATCCGCCAACACTATGGCCGTTGCCGTGCCCCCGGTGTTTTTTGTGCGCGTTCGCTCCGAGGTGCAGCCATCGGCAGTCCAACAGATCAGAAAATCGCTCGGTGTTTTTAAATCGTCACCCAGAACCTGATGACAATTTCGCGCGTGGAGGGCTCGCGCCCCGCCGCTCAAGCGCGACCAAGCGGGGTGCACCGTTGCCGCGAGGCGGTATGCGTCAATGGTCGGCGAGGCCAGTTGGGCCTTCCCGGGCACAAAACCCCGCCATGGGGTGTAAATGTGACTTTCAGAACCTGCACCTTCTGCAAAAGCGGTATCGGCGCCTTGCGCCCCTCCTGATCTGAGCACGTACCCAAAGAGTCGAAGGTCGCGCGCCAACTCGCTGATTGTGAACATCACCTCTTGCGGGGTCTCTCGTGAGCCGACACCTGTGTAAAAACTGTGCATCACTTCTTCCGACGCTTCGGCAATGGGCACCACGCTTGCCAAAACGGATCACCGTGATAGGTGCCGTACACCGCCACACCGCCCACGCCGAGCAGTTGGCACTTTGTCCCGCGAGGTGCCGTCGTCATGTCTTCGTTCCAGAACACGTCGGTGGCGACGACCACGGTTTGGTCGGCGTTGAGTTTGTGGGTACCGGCAGTTGGCGGCACGCGGCCGGGATAGTCACTTTTCATTCATAAACCTCGTAAACAAGAAGGTCATAGTCGCGTGCCAGCGACACCAGGCCAGGGTTGTAGTCGGCGCAGATCAGCGCGTCGGCCGCCTGCACCATGGAATACTCCCGAGCGCGAATTCGCGTTTCGGCAGGCTGCTTCATGCAGGGCGCCATGACCTCGACGGGCAGGTTGCTACCGCGCGGCGGGTGCGACAGGCCGTTCGTCACAAAGCTGGTGGGCGTGATGCCGGCCATCAGTTCGGCATCTGCCAGGTGGTCGGCGGTGACGGGGCCGTGCAAAATTACGCGCATACGCGATACCTCACAATGTCACCCCCGGCGCCCGTGTGGAGCCAAGATACGTTGAGTGCGGACCCTTTGCGCGCGGTTCCACACCGGAACACGACTTCGACCATGCGGGACGCAGCCACAGGGCGGTTGCCCCCGTGCCACTCGACCCAGACGTGATCGGCGGGTTTCGTGAGGGCCTTCACCCGCTGGATCAGCGCGAGCGTGTCTTCGATGGTTTCGGCGCGGACGGTGTAGTCGGTGCCGCCAGATTGGAATTGGACTTCGTAGGTCACATGGTGCTTTCTCCGGCGTGGGGCCGGTGTTGGTGGGCCAAATCGCGCGTCATGCTGGCCCGAACAAAGCGGCGTTGGAAACGCGATCGACAGCCACGTCAAAATAGGTTGGGTCGCGCTCGATGCCAATGAAACGGCGCCCCGTGTTCTCGCAGGCCACGCCTGTCGTCCCACTGCCCATGGTGTTGTCGAGCACCGTGTCGCCCTCGTTGGTGTAGGTGCGGATCAGGTACTCCATCAAGGCGACCGGCTTTTGTGTTGGGTGAACTTTCCCTTTTTGACTGGCATTGCTCACTTCAATGACGTTCGTCGGGTACTTGTGGGTGTACTCGCGCTCTTGCCCATCGTTGTAAGCCAACGGATTGCTGTCGCTACTTGAATAACACTTCGACTTTTTGATCTTGTCCCGCTCGACCATCTGCGGGTTGTAGGTTGCAAGCGCACCCTTTCCATTGCCGAAAACGACAACATCCTCGGTTCGCATCATTGGTCGGAACTTCGCAATCTGAAAGCCGACGCCGCGAACCTTGTCCCATATCCAGCAATACTTGAAGTGCTTCAGATTGGACGCGATCAGCGCAGTCGTGAACGGTTGACTGGCAGTGAGCACGATAGCCGCGTTCGGCTTCGTCACGCGCCGATACTCTGCCCACAGTGCGTCGAACGGGATCACGGCGTCCCACTTGCAAGCGGTTGTACCGTAAGGCAAGTCGCAAAGCACCATGTCTACCGACTGGTCGGGGATAAGCCGCATGGCATCGAGACAGTCGGCATGGATGAGCGCCGAATTCTGCGTGCTTTTGGTCGGGTAAAACAGGTCAAGGTTCGTTTGTTCAATCAACTGCCGCACTTCATTCTTTCGTTGGGTGGTGTCAATTCTGGCGACGCGATCAGCGCGTCGAAGGACGCCCCTGCGGACGCAGGGTTGATCTCCAGCAGTTCCGTTGCCATGTCCCGCTGGGCCGCCCGCCAGATGCCGCGAGCCACTTCCTTCGCTGCAGTGTCCAGCGCAGCGCGCGCCGGGTTGCTGGTCCACCATGCTTCGAATCGTTTGTCGTTCATCGCACACCTCCGCGCAGCTTTTCCTCACGCACCCACCCGTCGCGGCAGGCCGTGCCGCACCACCGCTGGGTGTCGTCCACGATCTCGTCGCAGTACAGGCACCGCCCGGTGGCCGTGGGGCCAGTAGGCTTGCGACTGGCCTCGATCAGGTAGGGCGCCTCTTTCTCGGCGCGGTCTTGACTGATGTCGGCGTCATCCACGGTTGGCTTGCCTTTCCAAGATCGCCGAATCAATCGCCTCGCGCACGGTCGGCTTTGGCGAACCCACCATCTTCGGCGGGGAGCCAGCGAGAACGCCGAACTCCCCGTCGATGCAGCCAAGCTGCCAGTTGTAAGTCTGCAGAGCGTCCAATCGCAGACTGTCCACCGTGGTGCGGTAGAAGTAGTAGGTGAGCACCGCGACGGCGAGGGCCACGGCTGCTATTGCGAGCCATTCGAATGCGGTCATGCGCTCTCTCCTTTGCTGACGACCAACACTGCGGTGATGCACACACCGATGAAGACGCCTGCGAACAGGCCGACTGCGGGGCCGATGGTGAAGTCATCCATGTGTGGGCTCCGGTGGGAAGGTTTTGTCGAACTCAGCGAGTGTTCGGTTTGCCCAACTAGCGGGGTCGATGATGCTCGTCGTCGCGCCCGAACGTGCCACAGATATTGCAACGTCGATCCATAGTTCCTTGCGGTAGTCGCGCTGGGGGATTGCTTCGAGGGGTTCCATGGTCATCACCTGACCCGGCTTGAACATCTCGGCGAGGTAGGCTTCGATGGCTTTGCGGATGCCGTCTTCAATGGTGCCTGTGTCGCCGCGATAGGCGTCCAGTGCAACTCTGAACATATTTTCGTCGAGCGCCATCACACACCCCCTTCCGTCGTGCCCGCGCCGTACTCCAGTTCGAGCAGGAGTTGGCAGTAGTGGATGACCTTGCGCACGTCATCGGCGCCGTGCTTCTGGCGGTGGCGCGTGATGTACTTGACCACGTTGCCTTCGGCAAAGCCGAGCTTGTTGGCGTGGATGTACTCGATGGGCTGGATGGCGCAGTCTTTGTAGTGGGTGCCGCCGACCTGCACGTCGAGTGCGTTGGGCACCATGCTAATGGGCAGATCGACCACCGCGTTCTCCACCCACGCTTGGCCGTCGAACGTCCAGCCGAGGGCGACCAGGGTTTCTTCGGCGAGGGTGGCACTGTCCGTCTGCGCATTGCCGTTCTCGTCTTCGACGAGTTCGATCAGGTCGTTGTCATGGTCGCTGGTGCGTTCGGCACCGATGTCGCCCCAGCAGCGTCCGTTCCGACCGCAGCTCGCACCGTCTCCGTCAATCTGAAGGTTGACCGGGTAGTCTGGGTGGTCGTCGAAACTTTCGACCGTGGCAAGCGCCCCGCCGCGCGTGCGCCACACCTGCCCCACCTTGATCTCGATGCCATTTACTCCTGCCATGATTGCCTTTCTGTTGTTGATGGCAGGAAGTTTAGCAAACGCGCAAAAACTGCGCAAGGGGTTGTGAGGGGTTTTAGCGGGAAATTTTCACAAGGTTTCCCCGCGCTCTTTCATGGCTTCCATCAGCGCGTCCTGCACGCTGGCCTTGGTCTTCAAACGTTTGACTACGGTCTCTTCAATGGTTCCGGCACCGATCAAGCGGTGTAGAAACACGGGACGCCTGTAGCCGCTTTGCGCTTGGCGCGTGGGTCCAAGGCGCTCTTGCGCTTGGAGGTCTGCTTCGAGGTTCCAGTTGCTGGAGAAGTAGCACATGATGTTGGACCCGTGCTGCAGGCTCAGGCCGTGGCCTGCGCTCTGCGGGTGGGCCACCAGCATCTGGATTTTCCCGGCGTTCCAGCGCTCGATGATCTTGGGGTCGTCACCCAGGTGAACGGCCTTGGGGAACGCCTTGAGGATGCGCGCAAGGTCGCTCTTGAAGTGGTAAAAAACCAAGACCGGCATGCCGCCGGACTCTTCCACCACGCTCTCCAGCGCCTCGATCTTGCCGTCGTACACCAGCTCCCACGAGCCCTTGTCGTCGGTGTAGGCGGCCCCGCTGGCGATCTGCAGCAGCTTCTGCGTCATCGCACCGGCGGTGAACGCCTCGATGGGCTTTCCTGCCAGCTCAATGAACAACTCTTTCTCCATCTGCTTGTAGAGCTTGCGCGCGGCCGGGGGCAGTTCCACCTTGATGTGGTTCTCGATCAGCGGGGGTAGGTCGAAGTGGTCGCGCGCCTCGATGGCGACGGTGATGTCTTTGATGGCCGAGCGAATTTGCTCGTCGGCATAGGGTAGAGGCTCGATGTTCTGCTGCTTCACGTCCGAGCCCGGCACGGCGCGGAACCAGCGGTGGCTGAACGCCGTGAAGCTGGTGCCAAGGCGCTTGCCCGCGTCGCTGAAAAAGCTGATTGCCCACAAGTCCTGCAGCCCGTTCGGCGCCGGTGTGCCGGTGAGCGACACGAACCGCGTGATGCGCGTGAACGCCACTCGGGCCAGCGCCTTGGCGCGTGAGGCACCTTGGCCGGTGAGAAACTTCTTGCCGTTCTTGCTGGTCTGGATGCTGACCCGCAGGCCCTTGAGCCGGCTGGCCTCGTCGGCCACCACCATGTCGAACGGCCATGTGGCGCCGTAGTTCTCCACGAGCCAGGTCAGGTTGTCGAAATTGATGGTGACCACCCGCGCCGAAGACTCGATGGCCGCGCGGCGCTCCTTGTCAGTGCCCACGGCTACGGCCATCGTCAGGTGGCCGAACGACTCGCGGAAGTGAGCGATCTCCCCCGGCCACGTGCTGACGGCCACGCGCTTGGGTGCCACGATCAGCACGCGCTGTACCTCGCCGAGCAGTAGCAGCGTGCTGATAGCCTCCAGCGTGGCCGGGGTTTTCCCGACGCCCATGCCCGCGAACACGTTGCAGCGGGGATTGTTGACGATGTGGTTGGTGATCGCCGGCTGGTACGACCGGGGGATGTACTTGGTCATCAAACAAACAGCGTCAGATCGGGCTTGCTGTACGACGGCGGCTTGGCGATCTTGCCGTTGGCGTCGAACACCGGCTTGCCGTCAACAAATTTCGACCAGTTCGACCGCGTGACCTCGGCCAGCGCGCCCTCGATGTCCATACCGAACATGTGGGCCACGCCGACGGCGGTGACGATCTGGTCGCAGAGGGCGTCTAGCAGTTCGATGCGCTCTACGTCTTCACCGTTCACTTCGTGCCGCTTCTTGTACCCGTTTGCGACATCCGCGATGTCATCGCGCAGGCAAGGGTGGTGCGTCGGCAAGGTCTGCAGCATTTCCCCGACTTCCTCGAAATGGACTCCGAGCTGGATTGCGCGATTCTTGTCTGTTGGCGTTGGTACGGCCAGTTCGAACCAGCCTTTTATATCGGAAATGTGGTCGGTCATTTCAGTCTTTCATTTCAGAGAAAAATGCAGCCGCCGTAACAGGGGCCGCTTCGCGCATGCAGTAGTTCAGCAGCCCGGCGATCTGCGGGTTGGCCTGGTTCTCTGTGTTGGACACGCGCGCCTGAAAGGCGATCTGCGCGTCAATGTCGGGCGTGGCCCACTGGAGTTTCACAAGGGTCATTTCTTGCTTTCGGGTAGTTGGTCAATCACGTCTACTGCGAACCCCATGGCACGCAGGCGGTCGTGCTCGCGCACCTGGCCGGGACGGGGCTTCTTGTTGGGTGCCTTGTACTCCGCAAAGCGGAAGTAGCGGGCGACGATCTCCCGATGTTCAGGTGGTACCGGGAACAGCTTGATGCGGTCGGGCACGTTGGTGCGGCCGGGTGACACGAACTTGAGGCTCAGGCCGCCTTGGGCGGCTGTGGCCTCTTTGTCGGCGCGCTCGATGGCGGATTCGCGGGTCATGCGGGTGCTTTCTTGTTGCGATTGGCGATTTTGAACAGGTGCTCGACCTGGAACTGCGCGTCGGCCAGTGCGTTGTGCCCACCCTCACCCTTCTCGGCCGGGTTGTACTCGACGCCGGGGTACATGGCGCGCATCGTTCGGAAGCAGCGGACATTGATGAAGTGCCACGGCGTCTTCATGCCGATGCGCGCCATGGCCGTCTCGATCTTGGGAAGATCGAAGCTCGCAGAATTCCCGTAGGGGCGCACGTCCTCGTGGCGGCATGTCTCCTTGATCCAGTCACTGAAGTCAACGAGCACCTTGCGGATGTCCTGGCCGTTGTAGGCGATGCTCTGACGGGCTGCGTCGCCCTGGCGTAGCCAGAAGATCACAGTGGATGGGTCCATAGTGCCGCCGTCGCGCACGGCTGTCGCCAAGTTGATCGTGCGCAGGAAAGTGGGACCGATGGTCTGCGACCGGATGTCGAAAAAGGCAGCGCCCAAGGCAACGAGGGCAGCGTCTGCACCTTTGCCCATTGACTCTACGTCGATCATGCAATCAAAAAATTGAGTGGTCATAGTTTCCTTTCAAAACAAGTCAGCGCACTCGCCGTACAGCAGCTTCGCGCGCTTCTCTTCGGAGGCGCCGATGTCGTTCAAAATCTCATTGGCTTCGCGGATGTAGTTCGCGTAGTCGATGTCGGTGGGCAGCGCGGCCGGCAGGTCCATAACGGGCACGGCACCATCGCTCTTGGGCACCTTGTTGCGGCCGCCCGCCTTGTTCTTGTCCTTGTAGTAGATGGCACCGAGCGACGAGTGGCCGATGTAGAAGCGGACCACTTTGCCCAGGTAGCGCACGCTGTCTTCGCCGCAGTGGAGACGGTAGGCAGTCTCCACGTCGTAGCCGCAGCCATCGGGAATATGGTCAAACTTGGCCTTGGTCAACGGGCCGTCAACGATCTGCATCCAGCCGTTCGCCAGCAGCAGGTCCCGCTTTTTGCCCGGCGTCAGCGATTCGTCGTAGGAGCTGTGTAGCATCTGCACGCCGCCGCCGCGCACGGTGCGCACGGTCACAAACTTTCGGATGTCGGTGCACTCGCGGATCGTCTTCTCGATGGGCACACCCTTGTCGATCAGCGCTATGACGGCCTCGGTGCAGATGTTGTTCTGCGGGTTCTTGGCGATGGACGTTTGGGCGAACGCACCCTTGCCCTTGACCCCGCCGCCTTCTTTGATGGCGAGGTAGTTGTTCACGTCGCGCGAGAACAGTGCCGCGTAGCGCGTCTCTTCGGTGTTGAAGGTGGTGACCCCTTCCCACCAGGAAACAACCTCCAGCAAAAGGGCCTCCTGCTCGCGGCGGGCGTGCATCACGATGCCGTCCGTGTTGCCGCTGACCACGCGGATGCCTGCCAGTTCCAGCGCTTCGATGAGCATGAGCAGCGCGAGTTGGCCGGTCAGCGTCACCTGGATCATCAGGTGGGGAGAGTAGAGGGTTGAAAATTGGGAACCCAAGAGCCCGAACCCCGAGTTAATAACAATCTTTAGCGAGTCGGCCACCACCTTGTCACCGCGCTTTTTGGCGTCGAGTCGGCGGGTCACAAGTTGCTGATACACGCGAATGAAGGCATCGTTCTCGCGCAAATGCAGCGGTGCTAATCCACCTTCAAGGATGATGGCGGGATAGAAAGAATTTACGTCGCGGTCGATCAGCACGTAGTCGGCGTCGCTCACCAGAGCTTGGCGCTGCTCGCTGCTGTGTAGACCGCCAATGCCCATGCGGTACACGCCACCACCTATGGCGACGGAACGCCCATCAAGCGCGGCGGGCATCTCAACCCCGCCGTTCTGCGCAACGATGAAGTTTGCGCCCAACACGTCGGCGAGGACTTCCCGCAGCGTGTCGGTCTTGTACACCAGCCACTTTGGTAGTTGGTATTTGAACGACGTACCCGCTGGTACACGCGGCCTCTGGATTGGCGAGCCAATGATCTTGGAAGCCTGCGTGCGGATTACTACGTGCGCGATCTGAGCATCAGACTTGCTCCGAAGATCGGTCGCGTATTCGCCGCTCATGCGCTCACGCAGCTCGATCTGTGGGCCGAGGTGGTTCCACAGGTCGATGGTAGTCTGCAGGTCGTTGCCGCAGTACAGAACCAGTTCCTCGCGCTGGGCTTGGCTGATGCGCGCGCTCGGCTCAATGGGCAAGTCCTGCAGCTTCTGGCTGTGCAGGCGCCCACCGTAGAGCTTCAGCGACCCTTGGCCGAAGGCCACTTCGATCAGGTCGATGTGATCCCACTCCAGTGGCACCTTGATGCCCATCTGCTGCTCGAACTGCCAGCCGCGCAGGTTGCCGACGATGATCGTGTCGCTGGCCTCCTTGAGCTTGGCGCACGACACGCCGGTCAGCGCGTAGGCCAGCATGGGCAAGTCGTAGTTGTTGCCGTTGAACGTGACCACGCGGAAGGTGTGCATGATCCGGCGAATCTCTTCCGTGTCGAGGCGCTGGCCGTCGAACATCTCGTACACGCGCGTGGTACCCGTATCCACCCGGCGGAACATCACGAGGAAGTAGTCGATGTAGCACTCGATGTCCATTACCAGTGTCGTCTTGACCACGTTTCGCATTCAGTTCTTTCTAAATTTCAAAGTTCAGTGACCGTTCCCCAAATTCCCGCCTGTGTCGTTGCCGGCCTCCAGCGGTTTGCGCATCCGTCCAGGTGTAAGAATGCACGGGCACCTGGGGGTAGCCATAAGGGGCGTTTTTACCGGGTGGTCGGCCCAGCGAAAGGAGGTGGAGGCCCCCGTCGTGTATCCCTTTGGTTAGACGCGGCGCGCTCGTTAGGGCAGGCGCAAAGCGGTTCCTCTCGCCGTTGATGTCGGCTGGGGCAGTCGGCGTTTCACCTTCTCTGCACCCCGGAGGTTCGATCTTCGCGGCATTGCCGCGTCTAACCAAAGGACCCCGGCCCGAAGGCCGAGGTGCTCACGGTCAGACGGCTACGCTGTGCTCACCGCCGACCCACGAGGGTTTCTTGCCACGGCCCGACCACGTTTCACCCGTGGCAGTGTTGCGGAACTTCGCCGGGGCCTTGGTGCCAACGCGCTGGCGGCGGTTGTGCAGCCTGATCAGCGCCGCAGCCATTTCGTCCAGTGCGAAGCCAGCGGACTTGCAGGTGGCGGCAAAGGTCGTGACGACCTCGTTGAAGGCTTCCGTCTTGCGCTTCAACAGTTCCTTCTCGATGGCCTCTTTCTGGGCCTGCAGTTCTGCGTATGTGGTCATGGTCTTGCTCCTTAGAACAGGTCGCTGGCGCCTTCACCTGCGGTTTCGACTTCTTCCTCATCGAAGCCCTCGGCGCTGGTCGGGCCGCTGCCGAATGCCTCGCCGTCCTTGACGAACTGGATGGCGATGATGCGGGCGAATACCTGGTTGGGGATGATCTGGCCGTCGCTGCCCTTGAAGGACTTGCCGGCCACGAATTCCACCTTGGCGTTCACGTAGCAGCCACGGTATGGCACCTTGACTTCGTAGCCGAGCTGGTCGGTCACGTCCATGCCGTCCACCAGGCCGCGCCCGGATTCGGTGATCTGCACGAACTTGCCGTTGTGCTTCTTCTGCGTGACCACTTGGGGCTTCTTGTCGGCTTTGTTGCTGGCCGAGATGAAGAACATGTTCTCGTACTCGGGGCGCACGGTGCCGTCGTCGCTCATCTTGTCGTTGCCGTCACGGATCGCGCGGCTGTTGGCGGCCATGGAGCGGATCATGTTGGCCGCGTTCGCGGGGCCCCACAGCTTGGTGGCGGCTTCCAGCATCGCTGCCTTGCCGACCTTCAGCGCTTCGCTGTCGGGTTCCATCAGGCCGGTGAATTTGAACTTCGGTGCGCCGCCGTTCATGCCCTCGCCGGGCTTGAAGATGTCGAGCCAAGCCGCCCGCAGGCCCTTGAGGATGACAGGATTGGAAGATGCAAAATTGCTCATGGTTTGCTTTCAGATTTCAGTTTTCAAAAAGGTCGCTGTTGTCAGCGGGCGGCACGTCTCCGAACCCGTCCAGCGCGGTAGCGATGGGCGGCCTCGGGTCAGTTTCTAGGACGATGGCTGGCTTGCCCGCGTCCTGTGTGATGAGCGCCTGCAGCCGGTTCCACTGAGTGGGGCCGAGCACAGGCGGTAGTGTGGGTTCACCCTTCTTGGCCTTGGGCGCCTTCGCCAGCTTCTCGGCGGTGGTGGGTGAGATGAGAGACTGGGTGTACATCTGGTCGGTCTTGAGGCGCATCTTCTTCAGTGTGGCCTCGGCTTCAGCTTCGTCCGCCCAGGTGCGTGCACCCTTCTTGCCTTCGACAAGCTTGTAGGCCACGCCGTCGGCGCGAGCCACGCGCTTGCCGGCCTGCAACGCCTCGTACACGCGCTCGCCCACAGCCTTCAGCCAGGCGGAGACCAGGGGCACGAGCCGGTAGGCTTCACCCAGCTCGATCTCGGCAGGCGTGCGCACCTTTGGCTCGTCGGTGTCGAAGCCTTCGAGCGCCGTGGAGACGACGAACTCGGTCTGCGCCTTGCAGTTGCCGGAGGCGCGGCAGAACCTGCAATTCGATTCGCTGGGTCGGAACACAGGGCTCTCGTCGCATTCAACCGAGCGCACACGCAGCCGGTCGATCACCACGTTCATCTCTTCCACGGTGCCAGACCATTGACTCACACGCCCCAATGGCGGCTGAGAGATGGTCAGGATCACGTGCTTGAACTCGTACAGCAGTTCGAGCTTGCGCATGAAGCCAGAGGCGTACATGGCGATCTGCTCGTTTGCTTCAACGACCTCTGGCACAGGGGCGCCTGTGATGATGTCGGTAGTGGCCGGGGACACGATCTCGTAGGCGTCAACAGGGGTGCGACCAAATTTCGCATCGACCACTTCAACCGTATCGCCATAGACGATGCCGATGTCGGCAGAGCCAGTGGCTCCGGTCTCGTTGGTGATGTGGTCGATGGGCACGGACTGTTCAACGAACAGCTCGCCGCCGGTCAGCGCTACGCGCTCTCGCACATAGCCCACATGGCTCATGCACTCGTCAATCAGGGTCTGATCAACGACCACGGTGGACAGCTCGTCAGAAGGTTCGATTTCCTCAGACAGCGCGGCGTCAACAGCCTGTTGCGTGTCTTCCCAGAAAGGCATCTTCTTGCCATCGAACACCATGGTGCGACCGAGGTAGCTCTGCGGGTCGATGGACTCGTCCAGCAGCATTTCCTCGGACATCTGGTGCCCGCAGGTGCCGCGTCGAGATGCAGGGTTCCCACCGCCCGACGGGTGTTTGCGCTGCTCGTTGATGGACGCAGTACAGGCGTCCCGACCGCCCCAGCGCTTGGCCGAGGACGGCGACTTCACGGCATGGTAGTTACCCATACACAGCCTCCAGACCCTTTACTTTGTGGCCGTGTTTTGCGGCCGACGACACAGAGCCACTGCAGACATTCAATACACGTGCAGCCTCGCTGACCGACGAGTACTCAGTGCCACCAACGATCACAGATCGCGTCCAAACGTGCTGTTTGCGTGTTTTGCTGGCGTAGCTGTGGCGATGGTTATCCCCCATCGTTACCCACTCCAGATTCGTCGCAACATTGTTGTCCCGTGCGCAGTCCTTGTGGTTCACCGTGAGCGACTGGTCGCCTGGCACAAAAGCGATGGCGACGAGGCGGTGCGCGAGTTCACGTCGAGCACCACCCCCTAGGTTCACAGCCAGATAGCCGTTTGAGCAACGCGCCAACTTCAAGATGCGCCCTGCTTGGAACACTTCTTTCAGAAAGCCGCGCCCCTTCACCACGCGATCCAAACTGCGCACGCGCCCGAGATTGCTCACCTCATAGAACGGGTGGGCATCAATGGGTTTCCAGATTTCGTCCATCAGTTCACCGCCAGAAAGTACGTGACCCATGCGAGCAGGGCGCCGTGCACCAGCACGCCCAAAATGTCGCCCTTGTCCATGCCTTTGCTTTCGTGAGCCGCCACAAGGTCGATCACGACCGCAGCGCCCATGTATGCGAAGACGCACCAGAGGAACGCGGTCATGGTTTACAGGCCCAAATCAGCGTCCGCAGCGGGTGCCAACAGGCCCTGCACGTGCGCCAGGATTTCGGCGTTGCGGTTCAGGTCTTTCAGCGCGGGGACGGTCTTGCCTTCGCAGCCGAAGTGCTTGAGCACGCCAAGCACCGCTTCACGACCGCCGGTGGGCGCCGTGGACAGTTCTTTGATGGCGCGGAACACGGTGTCCCAGTCAGCGTCCGAAGTCTTTGCCGAGGCAGTGTCCGGTTGGGCTGTTGCAGAAGGCTCGGAAGTAGCACTGGCTTGGGACGCCGCTGCAGCAGCCGCGTCTTGGGCCTTTTTTGCGAATTCCACCTTCTTGGCGAGGTACTGTGCCGAGGACTCGATCTTGAACGACTGATCCTTGGGGTCTGGGTCGCCGGGCTTCTGCGCGTAGGCGGTCTGCGTTTCCTCGCTCACCCAGTAGCGCGTGCCCTCGGGGTCGCCATCCACCAGATCGGCCTTGGCGGTGGCCGCAGGTTCGTCGGCCTTCTTGGTGCGGGTTTTCTTTTCGGTGGGGGTGGGCGCGGCGGCTTCCGGTACCCCGGCCACGGCGGTGATGGCGCCTGCGCTCTGCAGCAACGTCACGATGGTCTTCAGGGAGTTGTCGATGGATTCCAGGCGGTCTTCGATGTGCATACATTCTCCAGTCTGCGGTTGAAAATTAAGTGCTTCGTAGCGGAACGGAGTATATGCGAAATTTCGCGTGTGCGAAATACCCGACAAAAGTTTGTGACCTTTTGCGAAAAAACTTGTCGTTGTTGTGTGTTGACGCTAAAGTTCAGTTGTCAGTAACGACAAACCACTTTTCTGAAAGCCGCACCATGCAACCATCCGAACAACTTCTGCTGGCTACCGCCAATTTTCTGAATCCGACTACCGTGCAGGTGGTCTTGCGGCAAGCCGAATCTGAATATGAAAAAAGCTACCCTCCTAAGAACGTAGCGGACTTCCAAGCGTGGCTCGCGGCGGCCATTGCGGAGGTGCCCGAAGAGTTCCGCGCAGCGGCCATGTTGGAGTTCACCGCTGAGTCCGGGTACGAAGATGGCGATATTGACCGTGGCATGAAGTTTTACTACCTGCGCCCGGAGACCGAAGCCGAGTTCGCAGCCCGGGTTCATGAAACAGCCATGATGGTCGTTCGACAAGAGGCACGAGAACGCCAACAGTTCGAACGCCTGCAGGCCAAGTACGGCAAGTCCTGAATCACCTCACAGAAAGCACCCCATGAAATTCCTCAACCCCTTCCGCAAACCCTCCCCCAAGGAACTGGCCCAGCGCGAGCTGGAAGAAGCACAGCGCGAGCTGCTGGTCGCGCAGTCCGCTGCGGACTACGCCCGCCGCATCGCCGAGTACAACGCCGACCGCATTCGCCGGTTGACGGCGTTTTTGAATGGCGGTGTGTGATGACACTAAACCAACTCATGGCGCTGGCCGACGACTACGCCGAGGCGCTTTCCGACAACTCATACCAGCAAAACCAAGGGACTCGCCCCGATCAGGTGGAGGCTGCGTATCAGCGCTGCCAAATTACGCGGGCGGCGTTGTATACGGCGCTCCAGTCCGCAATCCCAACTCCAGCCGACACCGGCCCGATCATCCCATGACCAGCCCACGCCGCAACAACACCAAGATCACCTTGCGCATGCAGACCGCACTGAAGGCCAACGGGCACACCTACGACGACCTGGTGCTGGTCTCCGGCCTGGCAAAAGAGTCGGTGGCCCGCTGGGTAAAGCAGATGCGCGAGCTGGGTGTCGTGCGCGTCTGCGCATGGAACGACGACGTGCGTGGTCGCCGCATCGTGCCGGTGTTCGAGTGGGGCACCGAGCCCGACCTGCCGCGCCCCGGCCGCCGGTGGACAGCCGCCGAGACGATGGCGCGCATGCGTGCCCGTCGCAAGGCAGAGGCGCAAGCCGCTGGTCCGAGTCTTTAAGATTTCCTATGAAAGAAAACATGTCAAAAAGCCAATTTCCAAAAACACCATCCAACAGGTGGCCCCCTATGAAAGAGTCGCTGCTGCGAGAGCATTACGCAACCATGCCGTGGCCCGAACTCATCGCTCTGTTGGGCCGGACGCGCTGGGCCATCTACGGCAAGGCGCACACCCTCGGACTGACCCGCATCGAGAAGACCGTGCGCCACGAAGGTCAAAACTTCACCATCGGGCAACCTCGCGTCGTCGTTCTAAAACACGCTGTGCCTACGGTCGTCCGCGAGGCGCCTGTGCGCAACGGCAACGCCAAGGGCACGTACTCCGGTGCTGAGTTGCAGCCGTTCTCGGGTCGCCCGGGAGCCATGGACGCCTACGCGCTACCGAGCCGCAGGTTCGACAAGCGCCAGTACCGTGACGGTCGCGTGGAGGCGGTATGAAAAAGCGCAGCAAGTACCGGCCGCGCCGCGTGCTGCTCGACACCATGGCGTTCGTACAGGAGAGCCTGACGCCGGTAGCAAAGCACGACAACTACCTGTTGGACCTGAAGATCGTGAACAGCATGGCAATGGCCTCGCTGATGAAGGGTACAGCCACCAAGCGCGACATGGATGTGCTCGTAGCCATGAGCAACATCGTGGAGGCGCTCTATGAGTTGGGCTTCGGCAGGCAGTACCAAGACGTTGCCACTGAGGGGCGCTACGCCATCCTGAGCATCGTCTACCGGGCCGTCGAGCGGCTGCGGTTCGTGCCCACCGGCGAGGACATCAAGCGGCTGAACACGCTCATGGAACTGCACGATGCGCAGATGGACGTAATCACCATCGCCGACATGGAGCGCGCAATTTCTTTGGCAAAGCGGCGCATCGCCGCAAAGGACAGCGTGGTACTGCCACCTGTACCGGAGGTATTACGATGACAAACCAACAACCACCCGCCCAGTTCGACTGGGCCACCGAGCTATCGGATGCGCAGGGGCACGTCACCCTTTCGAAGCAAGAAGCCAAGGAAATCGGCGCAAGACTGCACCGCCTGCACGCAGAGAGCGAAATGCGCAGAACCGCCCTGCTTGACGAAATGCAAAAGGCCGCACGGCAGCACGCCGAAAACGAAACCCTGCGCGCAAAGATCAAGGCTTACGAAGACCTCGACGAAGCGGCCAGTGATGTGCAGCTACTGCGCATGGGCTACGCCGCAGCGCGGCTGGAGATTGAGTCGCTGCAAGCAAGGATCAAGACTATTGCCGAAGAACACGCGGATGAGCTGATGGTAGCACACATGGACGGGAGATCGCAGGCAGCACAGCCTGCGGGAGCACAGCAGCCCGACACGGCCTATGCAGAGCTACCCAGCTACGAGCACCAGCGCGCAATCATGGAAGCCGAGCGCAATGCCAGCCTCGACGAATACAGCCGTATCGTGCCTCTGACCAGCACCGAATCGATGATTTATGAGAGAGCCTTCACCAACGGTTGGAACCGCCACGCATCCCATGGGCAAGCACCAGCACAGGCAGCACCCCAGCAGGAGGCGCAGGAGCAGGCGGCTGTGCCGAGGTTCAATTGTTGGACCACCAACGACGGCGATAGCTGGTTCGACCACCCGGCAGATTCACAAGCAATCTACGACTGCCTCGGCAATGACGCCAAGGTTGGCGATGAGTACGAACTGACAGCAGGATGGAGAAGTGTCACGGCGCGTTACCGCATCACGGAAGTGGTAGGTGATGGCGAGGAATACGAGGTGGAGTGCATTTCGCACCAGCAGGAAAACACAGCACCCCAGCCCTCGCCCGCATCGCAGGGGGATGCGCTGGATGCGGAGCGGTTGGATTGGCTGCTGCTGCACATCTCAGGGGCAGAGTTCCGCCGTATCGGTGTGCACTATTCCGGCAATGCCAGCCGCGCTGACGTGGACGCAGCCCGCAAGCAAGGAGCAAACCATGACTGAGCCCGTACTGACTTGCCCCGAATGTGGGAGCGATCGCGTGACAACCGAACATCACCAGATGTTCATGGTGAACACAGGCGAGCACTACTGCCATGCAGTAAAGCCACAGGACGCTGATTCGCCAGCAACTTGCTTGGCCTGCCGATGGGAAGGGGAGCGTGGCGATTTGAAAAAGCAAGGAGCAAACCATGACTGAACCGACAGACGCCGAACTTGACGAACTGCGGCAAGCAAACAGCGGGCGGCTGAACTTCGTCACGCTCAGCGAGTTCCGGACAATCGCCCGCGCAGTCCTCGAAAAGTGGGGCACGCTGCCAGCGGTGATGGGAGAGCCGGTTGGTTATTGCCACGAAATTAAGTGGCGAGCACATCAGTCGGAACAGGTGCAAAAAATCACCCGGAAGGCTCATCCTGAGTACGGATACACGCAGGCGCTCTACACCACCCCGCAGCCCACCCAGACGCAGGCCGGGGCGGTGCCGCTGACGCCAGAAGCAATCAACGTCATGGCCCGTGAGTACCCAGCCGAGGACTTATGCGGATGGAGCTACCGCATGGGAGTTGCCGATGCGGAGGCACATCATGGCATCAAAGGAGGCCAGCATGGCACTGAGTAAGCACGGACAACTGACCCAGCGCCGGTTGCAGGAGGTTCTTGGTTACAACCCCGAGACTGGTGTTTTCGTCTGGCTCGCGGCAAGGGGCAACGCGCGCGCCGGAGCGGTGGCCGGTTCTACTGACGGAAATGGGTATAGGTCTGTAGCGATTGACAGACGCAGATACCTAATGCACAGACTGGCGTGGATGTACGTGTGGGGCGAATTCCCTCCATGTGCAATAGACCATATAGACAACGATAAAGCCAATAATCGAATTGCCAATCTTCGGACCGTCAACGGATCGCAGAACCAGCAGAATCGATTGCTGCAGGCGAATAACAAATCCGGTTATCGCGGTGTGGTTTGGAACAAGGGTGTGGCCCGCTGGCAATCATCCATCCAAGTCAACGGGACGAGAACGCATATCGGTCTATTTGACACGCCAGAATCTGCGTACGCGGCTTATCAAGCCGCTGCAGCGCGCATGCATACACACAACCCCGCAGGCCGTGTGCGGCTGGAGGCAAAGAAATGAACATGAGCTACTGCCGGTTCCAGAACACCGTGCTCGACCTTGCGGATTGCATGGATGCGCTGGAAGAAATCAATTACGACCTGACCAAGCTATCAGCCGACGAAGAAAAAGCGGCGCGGCGCTTGATCGAGATTTGCCAAGAAATCGGAGGTCAATATGACAAGAACTGAAGTCATTGCGATAGCGCGAGATGTTGGCATGTGCGGCATGCTCACCGACGTGGTGTGCACCATTGACGAGCTGGAACGCTTCGCCACCCTGGTGGCAGCACGGGAGCGCGAGGCGTGCGCGCAGGTGTGCGACTACTACGCCACGGCACTTGACTACGGGGGCAACACCTACATGCACTCACAAGATTGTAAAAATGCCGCAACGGCCATCCGCGCAAGGGGCAAGCCATGAGCCGCACCCGGCGTGTAGTCCTCTTAGCTACCGGGGCATACTGTAGGAAACAACTTGTTGACCTGGGGTGACGTAAGACTATCACAGAGTTTAGTTGTGCGCAACAGTTTTTCGCGTTGCTGACGTGTTGTTGTGCGGTTTGCCGGTTGTTGCTAAAATTTAGCATCTGCGCAAAACGCTGAAAGAACCGCATGCCTCGAAAAAACACCCCTCGCACGCCCCTGCTGCACGTCCTGCGCCAGTTGGGCACCGACGACAAGCGCAACGAATTTGCCGCCCTGGCGGGCACGTCGCGTCTCTACCTCTACCAGTTGTCGATCTGCAGCCGGAAGTCGTGCCGCGCCGACTTGGCGAAGCGGATCGCTGACGCCTCGGTCGTGATGGCCGAGAAGTACGGCACGCAGGTGCTGACGCTTGAGGGTTTGAGCACGATGTGTGCTGACAGCGGGGTTTGTGCGCCGTGACCGCCGACACCCGCCCACAGTTCGAAGATGCCATCTGGTCCCACTACCAGGGGTTGAAGGCGCGCGGCTGGTCGGCGCCCGAAGAAGGCGACCCGAGTAGCAGGGAGAGCCTGTTCTGGCGGCAGGAAAACGGTCAGTATGGGGTGCGCTCGGTCGAGGCAGCATGGCGGGGGTGGTGTATGCGGGAGGCGCTGTTGTCGCAAAACATTTAGCGTTTTTGCGCAAACGCGATATACTGCCCAAGCCAGCCAGAATTCCCCGTCACCCGCAGAGCCGCATGGTGGGGGCCTGACACCCCCGTTTTGCGGCGGGGTACAGGCTGGCGCTCCGTCAGGTCTCCACCATGCGGCTCCTTGCAGAAAGGTCGCCAGCCTTGTCACAGTCTCGTATTCAATCCGCCGTCGAATCGGTAGCAAACGTGGTGGTCGGCTACGGCGTCGCCGTAGCGTCTCAAGTAGCCATCTTTCCCTTTTTTGGCATCCACATCCCCCTGAGCAGCAACCTAGCCATCGGCGCGTGGTTCACCGCAATCAGTCTCTTGCGCAGCTACGTGTTGCGCCGCTGGTTCAATGGTCTGCATTTTCGCGGAGGGCAATCGGCATGAACCGCATTGACCTCTACAACATGGACTGCCGCGACGCGATGTCGCTCTTTCTCCCCGACAACTCTGTCGATGCCATCATCTGCGATCCACCCTACGGCCTTGCGTTCATGGGCAAGAAGTGGGACTACGACGTGCCCGGCGTTGACATCTGGGCCGAGTGCCTGCGTGTGCTCAAGCCGGGCGGCCACTTGCTGGCGTTCGCCGGCACGCGCACCCAGCACCGCATGGCCGTGCGTATCGAGGATGCCGGGTTTGAAATCCGGGACATGATCGCCTGGGTGTATGGGTGTCTTGATGAGGCCACCGAAGTCGCTACCGAGAAAGGCGTCATGCCGTACCATAAAACCAAAGTAGGTGATCGCGTATTGTGCTATGATGTTGCGCATGGCGAATACACCTACCAACCAATCCTCGAAATCGTCGAGTACGACTACAGCGATACCGCATACCGTCTTGTCGGAGATTTTGGCGAGCAAGTGGTCAGCCGAAACCATCGTGTCATTGTTGAACGAGGCGGAAGCGAAGCATTCCAGCTTGCCGAGGCACTGGAATGCGAAGCGCATGTACCCGTTTTGGAAAGCCTGCCAGCATTGCAGCAAGCCGTTCATGACGCACAACAGAACGCAAGCCGCAAGGAACAAGACGTGCGGCAAAGCGTGTGCAAATGCACTGATAGGGCAAGCGCACAGCGGGGCGACACCCCTGGAGCACCGCAAGGGCAAAACGATAAAGTGCTCGGTCTGCGGGGCGGAAGTTTGGAAGCCGAACGCTTGGCTTCGGAAAAGTCTTATGCCGATGTGCAGCCGGGAGTGCAATGGTGTGGTGCGCGGTGCAGAATTGGCGGCCCATGCGCACAAGGGGCGTGCCGGTTGGACACTGGAGTCCGAGGTTGCATTTCGGGAACGGATGACCGGGGCGGCGAACCCGGCGTGGAAGGGCGGTCTGACGTACCGAAAGCGGAAAGGTGCGTATGCAGATCAGCCTATCAAGTATGTGCGCTGCCCTGCTGCGATGCTACCAATGGCGCGGTCGGACGGCTATGTGATGGAGCATCGCCTGGTGTTGGCGCTGGATATTGGCAGGGCGCTAACGCGGACGGAGTGCGTTCACCACATCAACCACGATGCGACGGACAACCGGCTGGAAAACCTGATGCTGTTTGCGACGAACGCGCAGCACAAGGCGTTCGAGCATGGGGCGGCCATCGTGCCGCTGTGGTGCGGGTTGTGCCGTTCCACTACACCGGCAAGGTCTGGTGCCTGCGCGTGCCGACAGGTGCGTTCGTCGCCGTCCGCAACGGGGTAGCGTTTCCGACAGGGAACAGCGGCTTTCCCAAGTCGCTGGACGTGAGCAAGGCCATCGACAAGGCGGCGGGTGCGACTGGGGGCCATGGAGACGAAAAACCGAACATGCGCGTCCGTAGTTACCATGCGACGCACGAAGGATGGAAGCGACCGTGGCAAGATGATCCAGAAGCCGTCGATAAGAGTGGACGCGAATACCTGCCCGCGACCGAAGCCGCCAAACAATGGGACGGCTGGGGCACCGCCCTTAAACCCGCCCTTGAAACGGTTACTTTCGCTTCAAAGCCGTACACAGACGAGCAGGTACGGGATATAATTCAATCTAACCTATTTAGATTGGAGGCCCGTTTATGGTTGCTGTCGTCTGCGAATGCTGCGGGAAAGAGTTCAACGTCAAACCAAAGCGAGTACGGCGCGGCGTGCGCTATTGCTCAATGGAATGCCGACGAAATCACCAGTACACAGGCCGATTTGTGCGGTCAGATGGGTACGTCGCTGTTCGCGTTGGCGACGACTACCAGCTTGAACATCGTGTCGTCGTGGAGGCGCACATTGGACGAAAGCTGGAGCGATGGGAGCACGTCCACCATCGAAACGAAATCAAGCACGACAATCGACTGGAGAACCTTGAAGTTCTCAGTGTCGCAAATCACACCCGCGAGCATCATCAAGGCGTGCAGCCTTCCCGGTGGGTTCAGTGCGAATGCCTCAACTGCGGAAAGCCACTTCAACGCCTCACTGTTGTTGTTGCAAAGCATCCTCACACTTTCTGTGACCGAGCCTGTTATATCGCTGGCGCAGCACGAACACCAGGGCGCGGGCGTAACTCCGAACCTTGATCCTGTAGTTCTGGCGCGCAAGCCGTTGGTGGGCACCGTGGCGGCGAATGTGTTGGCGCACGGCACGGGGGCGCTGAACATCGACGGGTGCAGGGTGGAGACCACTGATGACTGCGCACGCAAGCCCGCGCTGGTGGACGACACGGCAGCCGGGTTTGGTAAGGGCTTGAAGATGGGTGGGTGCGGACACGACGCCGGCCGCTGGCCCGCCAACCTGATCCACGACGGCAGTTCGGACGTGGTGGCGGGGTTTCCGCAGGCCAAGGGGCAGCAGGGCGCGCTCACCGGCTCTGAGCCCAGCAGCAAGACAGCAAACACGTTCGGCGATTTCGCGGGCCGCGTGCCGAGCGAGCCTCGTGGCGACACCGGCAGCGCCGCTCGGTTCTTCTACTGCGCCAAGACGAGCAAAGCCGACCGCGGTGCAGAGAACACCCACCCAACCGTCAAACCTACCGACCTGATGGCCTACCTGTGCCGCCTGGTCACACCACCGGGCGGTGTAGTGTTCGACCCATTCATGGGTAGCGGTTCGACTGGCAAGGCCGCGCTGCGCGAGGGTTTCGGCTTCATTGGCTGCGAGATTGACGCGGCGTACTTCGCCATTGCTCAGGCGCGTATTGCCGCTGTGAAAGCTACCGCATGACAGACCATTTCCGAAACCATGGTCGGGTGTTGCTCGCCAACGGCTACCTGATCGTCCCCATCCGCAAGGGCGAAAAACGCCCCGCAATTTCCGGTTGGCAAAAGGCCAGGCTGGGTATGGAAGACCTTACCCGCTACCCCGACCACGGGGTCGGCGTGCTGTGTGGTCAGGGGGCGCACCCTATCGTCGGCGTTGACATCGACGTGAGCCACCCGATCATCGGCCCTGCGCTCATCGACTGGTGTCGGCGCAACCTCGGCGACGGGGCCGAGCGCGTTGGGGCCGCCCCGCGCATCCTGCTGGCCTACCGCGCGGACAGCGCCGGCTGGGCCAAGGGCGCCTCGGTGCAGTTCTTCGACCCCACAGACCCACTCAAGCCGTCGGGCAAGGACAACCACCAGCAAGTGGAAATCCTCGGCCTTGGCCAGCAGTTCGTGGCCTACCACGAGCACCCCGACACCGGCCGCGACTACCAGTGGGTGGACCTGATGGGCGGGCTGGAGTCGCTGCGCGCCTCGGACCTGCCGGTCGTGACCGAGGCCCAGATCGCCGCGCTGCTGGCCGAGGTGAGCCGCCTGGTGCGCACCACGCCGGGCGTGACCGTGGTAGGCTCGGCCGAGTCTCCCGTCATGCGCAGCGCCAGCGACGAGGACGACCTGATGAGCCTGGTGGCCAGGGTCGGCATGTCGTTCGCCGAGGTCTCGCGCTGGGTGTCGTACCTGGAAAACGACGGTGACTCCTACGACCACTGGGCGCACGTCGGCATGTCCCTGCACCATGAGTTCGCCGGCACGGAGCATGAGGCCGACGCACTGGCGCTGTGGAAGGAGTACGGCTCGCGCTCCAGCAAGGACGACCCCAAGCAGTACGACTACAAGTGGCGCTCGTTCGGCAATGGCAGCGGTGCACCCACGACCCTGCGCTGGTTGCTGAAAATCTGCGGGCAGGCCAAGCGCGAAAAGGACCATGAGGGGCGCCGCGCCGCGCTGGACGAGGCCAAGCAGCTCATCCTCGCCCAGACCGACAGCTTGAAGCTCGGCGGCAAGGAGGTGCTGGACAAGCTCAAGGCGCTGATCCCGGACGACCCCTTGGTGCGCACCGAGATCATTGGCACCTTCCAAGCGCACTACAAGGCCCTCGCCAAGACCAACATGCCCATCACGCAGGCTCGCGCGCTGCTGGTGGGGCCACGGGCGGCCACGGTGCAAGCCAAGCGACCACTGACCGAGTTCGGCAACGCCGAGCGCATGCTGGACCGCTACGGCGACGGCCTGATGTTCGTGCCCGAGGTGAGTTCATGGTACATCTGGACGGGCGTCTACTGGCGCCGCGCGGTGGATGTGGAAATCGAGCATCTGGCGAAAGAGACGATCCGCGCACTGGTCAACGAGGTGGACGAGCACGAGGAACGCGCTGAGTTCTTCCAGTTCTGCGCCATCAGCCAGCAGGCGCGCATGGTCAACAACATGGTCAAGTTGGCGTCGAGCGACCCGCGCGTCGCCGTGCCAGCCGCCGAGCTGGACAAGCACAGCCACTATCTTGGCGTGCGCAACGGCGTGGTGGACCTGCGCACTGGCGCGCTGCTGCCACCAGACCCGGAACTGCGCATCACCCTGGTTACAGCGTGCGACTACGACCCCAGGGCGAAGGCACCGGTGTTCGAGCGCACCATTTCCGAGGTGTTCTCCGGCGACGAGGACATGGTGGAGTACGTGATGCGCACCTTCGGGTACGCACTCATGGGCAACCCCATCGAGGACATCATGTTCATCGCCTTCGGCAATGGGGCCAACGGCAAGAGCACCATCTTCAACGCCGTGCGCCAGGCGTTCGGGGGCTACGCTCGCTCGGCCGATGCCGCTTCGTTTGTCGCCGATGGCAATAAGGGGGGCGGGGGTGGCCCGCGAGAAGACCTTGTTCGATTGCGGGGGGCTCGCTTCGTCTATGTCAATGAGCCGGATGAAAACGGCGAGTTGCGCGAAGGCATGGTCAAGAGTATGACCGGGGGCGACACCATCACAGCCCGCGGCATACACGCCAAGCACAGCGTCGAGATGACCCCGACGTGGGTGGTCTACATGCCGACGAACCACAAACCGATCATCAAGGGCAACGACAACGGCATCTGGCGCCGCATGGGCATGCTCCCCTTCGAACGCAACTTCGAGAACGACCCGACCGTGCCCAAGGATGGAAAACGGAAGGAAAAACTCGCCCTGGAAATGCCCGGCATCCTTGCGCTGATCGTCAAAGCAGCCCTGCGATACCAGAAGGACGGCTTGGTGCCGCCCAAGCGTGTTCTCGCTGCCCGCGACGCCTATCGGTCGCAGATGGACCTCTTGGCCGAGTGGTTGGACGAGTGCTGCGAGATCGAAGATGGTGCCACGGTGTCTTCAAAAGAGCTGTGGGACTCGTGGGAAATGTTTGCTCGTGGGCGCGGATTGCTGAATTACATCCGAAGCAGCACGGCTCTGTCGCGTCGGTTGGACTCGCGTTTTCCGCCCATTCGGGGTTCAGGCGGCGTGCGCTTGAGGTCCGGGTTACGCATAAAGTCCTCAGAGGACTTGTTTTAGCCCTACAAAGTGACGCAAGTGACGCATTTTGCTCTTTTTTGACTTTTTCCAAGTGCGCGTAAAGGAAGTTTTGGAAAAAGCACCCAAATGCGTCACTTGCGTCACTAACTGAGAAATCCGCAGAAAAACGCACTTTTAGAAAGACCCCCTCATGGAACTGCGAAACACCACCCTCGATGACATCAGCGCCGTGATCGGCTTCAGCGCCACCCTGCGCCTCGTGGCCTGGTTCGGTGACGGCAGCAACCTCTACGTGCCCACCGTGGCCGAAGAGGGTCACCTGCTGGTTCGCCTACTGGGCCTGCCAGCCGCCAAGAGGTTGTGCGAGGCGTGGCCGGGTGAGCACCTGGCCGTACCACGACTGCGCGACCACGAGGACGACCTGCGCAAGCGCTTCGTGGCCCGGATGATCGAGAAGGGGTTCGGCACCCGCGAGATCGCAGGCATGCAGCGCATCAGCGAGCGCCGCGTGCAGCAGATACTGCGCGAGCTGGAGGTGGCCGGCCTGGTGCAACCCGCGGGGCCATCGCGTCGGGTGAAAACGGCCCGGGAAAACCCACTGCAAGAAAACTGGCCGCCGCGTGGGCCGCTGAAAAAACAGAGCGCATAGGCGCCCAGCAAAAGAGGGGGTCGTTTTGAAAAATTGCACCCAATTTGCCCCACGAAAAAGGGGCTTCAATTTTGCACAGGGGAATGAGGGGTCGGCGTGCACAGACCACACTCTGCTCACTGCGAACTGAGCGATGCCGGAATTCCGGCATCGGGCGTACCCAGCAAGCGCCGATAGCTATGAGAACGATAGCGACACCGAGACCCAACAAGGTCGCACCAGCAACACCCGAGCACCACGGGGTCAAACGCGGTCAGCGCTTATCCAGCAAGCTCTGACAGCTATAAATTCAGGAGCAAAACGGTGGTTTGAGCACCACCGAGCAGCAGGGTCACAGCACCGCCCCATGGCCGATCACCCCGGTAAACTCGTCAGATAGTCTACCGTGCGATTCGCGCGAGAAAGGCCGACAAGGGCCTCATCGAGCTTTCCGCTACCCACCCCTTGCCTCGCCATGAAAACGTCCACAGCGCACCGCTGGACGGCCAGCAAGGGCATCAGATCGACCCCATGGTCATCCCCGTAACGGGTGAACAGGTAGGTGGTCACGTAGATCAGCACAACCACTGCCGTGACAGCACCTCCGTGTCCGCGGTTCAAGGACTCGGCCAGGCGGCCAATTTCATCGTTCAAGGTGTCGCACATCTCGACTGCGGTGGTTGGTTGCAGGAGCCGCGAATGTGCCCTGATGCGGTACGGCAATGAGGTTTGCAGAGACAAGCGGTCGGCGGCTGGGGTGTGAGTGGGCGGGGAAACGAGACGGGCGTCTCTTTTCCGGGGGCACGCGGCTTGCCGAGGTTGGCGCCGGATTTCAAAATGATCTATCGGCCCATCCCACCCCGGGGGTCCAAATTCAAAAATTACCGAGAGGCCCTCTCCACCCCGGGGGTGTTCAGGTTCGGATCGAGGTCGATGGTGGGTTGTGATTTTTCCGAGTGATCCTGGGCTCTGGTTTTTTCTGGCCGCGAGAAAATTCGGGCGTAGGTCGGGCCCGGCATTTTTTCTGCCGTCGTTTGTGTGGATGCGCCAGCACCAGGGGCCGATGGCCAGCACCAGGGGCCGATGGCCAGCACCGTGGGCCGATGGCCAGCACCGTGGGCCGATGGCCAGCACCGTGGGCCGATGGCCAGCAC